AATTATCAGAGAGCCAGACGCTAAGACGCAGAGCCGATAATTTGTAAGTTATTGTAACTTATAGATTGTCGGCTCATTTTTTGAAACAAAAAAGTGGAGATTTTATTTTTTCTCCACTTCCTTTGACTTAATAATTCCATCAGCAACACTTTCAATAATAATTAAGTCTTTTTCGGACATAGTATCGAGTTGCTCTTCTAACTGCCGTCTTCTGGTGCTTTTTACCAGATCAGAGGCAGGTAAAAAAAATTCATCAGCAGATATATTAAGTAAATGAACAAGGTCATAAAGCACCTGTAAACTTGGGTGCTGTCCTTTGTTCTCGATGTTTGTTAAATAGCGTGGGTCAATTTCAATCATAGCTCCCACCTGCTCACGGGTCAGACCCTGCTTTATCCGAGCTTGTTTGATTGCCAGACCAAACGCTCTAAAATCGTACTTATCTTCTTTTTTACGCATATGTAATCACCTCACTACATTTTACAGTTCCTGTTCACAAATCAACAGGTATTGAAAAACGTATATGTGAGTTTGTGAGTTCATATTTGCATTTCTAAACAAAATACTGCTTGTGAGGTTAATAAAAAAACCGCTATAACTGGAAGATTATAGGATAATAAATATAGCTTGCATTTCATGCTTCGGTATGATTTGCAAGCTGATTAATATAGTTGTTACATTTCGTTTAAGAGATTATAATAATTAAAATAGCTAAAATCTATCAATTTTTAACAGTAGTATGTGGACATAGTTGATAAAAAATTGCTTTTTCAATGATAAGATATATTTCTAAGGAGGAACGAGATATGGCACAGAGCATTTTGATTGTAGACGACGAAAGAGATATTGTATCAATGCTAAATCAATATTTTTGCAAAATTGGTTATGTAGTATACACAGCAATTAACGGAAAAGAAGCACTGAATGCAATCACAAAACATCCAGATATTATTTTATTAGATATAAATATGCCAGATATGAATGGTTTTACAATTTGTGAAAAAATCAGGAATTTTGTGTCCTGTCCTATTATTTTTTTAACAGCTCGGATTGAGGACTGTGATAAAATCAAAGGATTTGCTGTCGGTGGTGACGACTATGTTGTAAAGCCTTTCTCCGTTGATGAATTAGAAGCCAGAGTTGCTGCACATTTGCGGAGAGAAAAAAGACATGGTTCGTCCGCAATAGTTCAGTTCGATAATAATATAGTAATTGATTATTCATCACGAGTTGTTTTTTATAGAAATGCTGAAATAAATTTTACGAAGAAAGAGTTTGATATTATTGAATTTCTTTCACAAAACAAGGGGATTATTTTTGATCGTGAGACAATTTATGAAAAAGTATGGGGCTTAGATGGTTCTGGCGACAATTCTGTTATTACAGAACATATACGCCGGATAAGAACAAAATTCCTTTCTATAGGCGACAATCCTTATATAGAAACTGTCTGGGGGTGCGGATATAAATGGAAAAAGTAAGGCGAAAAAATTCAAGGCATTATATTGACAACATGAGTATTAAAAATTCGTTTGTTTTTTATGCTCTTATTTCCTTAGTGATTGGTATTGTAATAGGTGTTATATCTATTACTCTTGTAGATGATTACAGAATAAACCTTAACTATAAATATGAGGACATGACAACAAGGTATGATATACCTGAAAATGGTTCATTTACAGCGAAATATAACAAAGACCAAACAGAATACACAATATATAATGCAAGTGAAAAGGAAGTATGTAATTTTGTTGTAGACTATCAAAAGGAACGTCCAGTACAAGAATATATTTATCCTAATCATGTTTCTTACATTGAAGTTTCACCAAAGTTTACTAAACATGATAGAATTGTGGATTCTGCTCTAGGTGTGGTTAATATTGTCACCATTCCTATTGCTCTTTCAATTAGCATGATTCTTTGTGTGACTATCTTTGTAAACCGAAAATTAGTAAGACCCATAAAGTTACTGACGAATGCATACAGAAAAGTCGAAAACAACGAACTGGATTTTACGTTGCCTTACCCTTATAAAGACGAGATGGGGAGGCTGTGTCTTGCATTTGAGAAGATGAAAAATTGTTTATATCAAAACAACCAAAAAATGATACGGCAATTTACTGAACAAAGGAGATTAAATGCTGCTTTTTCACATGATTTACGCACGCCTTTAACAATACTAAAAGGACATACCACAATGTTGTTATCATTTATTCCCAAAGGATTAGTTTCTCAACAGGAGGTACTCGACGAATTATCAACAGTACGCAACAATGTGGAACGGCTTGAAAAATACGTTAGTGCTATGACAAACTTATACCGTTTAGAAGATATAGAAATCGAAAAAGAAAACATAAACTTTGACTTCTTATTAAAAACCTTATCAAATACAACGGAAATGCTCTGTTCTGATATAGAATATACGATTAAAACAAATTGTAATAAACAGCAAACTCTATTTATCAATCTTGAAATTATCATACAAATTTATGAAAACCTGTTGTCTAATAGCATTAGATATGCTAAGTCGATGATAGCTATTGATGTAAATAAACAGGAGGAATTTTTATTGATTACGGTCTCTGACGATGGCTGTGGTTTCAAAAGTACGGATATAGAACGTGTAACATTACCATTTTATAAACCATCGCAAGATACTACGTCTGAACATCTAGGTCTGGGATTAAACATTTGTAAAATATTATGTGAAAGGCATGGAGGTACAATAAAAATTTCAAATAATCATAAGGGGGGAGCCTGTGTTACAGCTTGTATAAAAATTGCATATGTTGATGAAAAATAGACATTTTCCCCATATAATTGCATTAAGCACTTATAAAGGAGGTTTCGATTATGAAAAAAATTATCTGTATTATTTTAATAACTGTCACAAGCATTTTGTCCGGGTGCAATTCAACATCAGATGAAGAAATAATATCATCACAGGATTTCAAAGAGAATTATGAGGTTTCGTCCTATGGAACTGAGGAAAAAATTAATACTTTATCAGATGTTGAGCTTACATCAAGTGAAAAAGAGTATTCTGACTTAGAAAACGCAAAATTTTTTTTAGAAAATAACTCCAACAAAGAGTATCATTATTCTAAAGCCTATTTTGAAATTGAAGCGGAGCAATCAGAAACATGGTATCAATTAACTCAACTTTATGACCCATCAAAAGATAACGAAGATGATGCAGTTATAAATCCCACCGAAAGATTAAGTTTACCATTTGATATTTCCTCGGTTTATGGCGAACTCCCATCAGGGCACTATAGAATAATAGTAAGTATTTCTTATTTCGAATCCCCTAAAGATTGGGATTATGACACTTATTATTTGGCATGTGAATTTACATTAAAATAGTATATCAGAAAGGAAACAAATGGGAACAGCAAAATGGATATACTGTCCTATATGCAAGAATAAAACAAGAACAAAAATCAGAACGGATACTAAGTTGATAAATTTTCCACTGTATTGTCCAAAATGCAAACAGGAAAACCTAATTAATGCCAGCAAATTAAAAATAACAGTAATCAAAGAGCCAGACACTTAGATGCAGAGCCGATAATTCAGAGGATTTCATATCTCATAGATTATCGGCTCATTTTTATTACCTATCACCATATCCCGTATGATTGGCAGGCAAATAAAAATGGAGGAACTAATCTTCCCCCACTTCCTTTGATTTGATGATACCAGCAGCGACGCTCTCCATGACAACCATATCTTTGTCGTCGAAAGTATCAAGCTGTTGTTCCAACTGTCTGCGGCGAGTGCTTTTTACTTTGTCACTGGTCGGCAGGAAAATTTCATCAACAGACACATTAAGTAGAGTTACAAGGTCATAAAACACCTGTAAACTTGGGTGCTGCCCTTTATTCTCAATATTCGTCAGATAGCGTGGGTCAATTTCAATTTTTGCTCCCACCTGTTCACGGGTCAGACCTTGTTTCATCCTTGCCGCTTTGATGGCAAGACCAAAGGCTCTGAAATCGTATTTATCTTCTGTTTTACGCATAATTAATCACCTCACTACATTTTACTGTTCCTAAAGAATTTGTAACAGGTACAGTAAAACGTATTGCAAGGTTTATCAGTTCCTATGAACAGGTAAATAACAATATATGCTGCTTGGCGGTAAAAAAAAACCGTTGTCAGCAGTAATGCTTTTATACGTCCTTTTAGATAGAACGACGGTTCATACAGCCGCCGTTTTATTTTTGTCCAACGGTGGACAAACTACTGGTTGGTTTTGTTTTAGCGGCTTCAGGAGGTAGCCGCATGGAATGCCTATACATTCAACAACATTCGACCATTGGTAGCTTGTTAAAAAAATCCGTTTAACTTTTGCGGATTATATCGCTCTTGTATATGGTTTTTCACATCACATAGCAGGAACAATTTATAAGGCACAAGAACAGCACGTCAGTATTGCTCTTGTGCTTTTTTGCTACTTTAAAAAATTTTTTGATTTTTTTCTGATTCGGGTTACAAATCACCCCTCCGTGTTGAGTGTTAGTGCGGAAAGAGGTAAAAAGCCTTTTCGCTTTAGCAACTTCAACTTGAAAGGAGGTGAGATTATGAAACCTTCTTCATTTGAGAACGCTATAAGACTTCAATTTGACTGTCTGGCTCGTAAGGTGATTGGCAGAACTGTAAAGAACTACAACAAAGAACTTGCCAGACGTGCAAAGCATGAAATATCTTTCTGTGAAATACCAGAGCTGGAATTAAACCAGTTGGGTGTATCGGACGAATACTCGCTTGAATTTACTTCCTTTGATGTGTTCGGTACAGAAGTTCGTGTCTATGATGAGAAATTATGTGAAGCAATCAAAAAATTAAGTGAAAGACGACGCAATGTTGTGTTGATGTTCTACTTTCTGGAATTACCAGACGCAGAAATCGCAGAGATTTTGGATATTTCCAGAAACTCTGTTTATAGAAACAGAATGTGTTCACTAAAGCTCATTAGAGATATGTACGAGGAGGAATTATAACATGATGAAGTCTACAAAAAAGTGTCCTCTATTCTCCACAATCAGTTTAGCTGCTGATGGCGACGAAGTGGCAATAGAGAAAATTTTAAATCACTATGACGCTTACATATCAAAAGCAAGTTTACGCCCGTTCTATGATGAACACGGAAATATGTATATTGTGGTCGATATGGAACTGAAAGGCAGAATTAGAGCTGCCCTTATTAAAGCAATTCTAGGTTTTGAAGTCAGAGTGAAATAAGCGAATATATACGGAGTGTGATACCACCTCATTCCAGCTCCGTTTTACAAGTGTTCTTTGAAAATTGAATAAAGTAATCAGATACGTTTGATATGCGGTGAGCCGACGGACTGGAACGCCATGACCCATGAAAAGGAGGGATAAAGAAGCGAGCGACCACGCCAGTGATCCGTAAGCGACTGTTGGAAAAGTTGCTGCCATGACCCGTATATCAGAATAATGATACACTCGCATGGTGCGGTTCACCCATCAGAATGGGAATGGTGAAATTCCAGTGGAGCTTTCCAAAGCCATCTGATTACTTCTTACTTTATAGACAAATTCTTTCATAATGTACAAGCATTTTTGCATACTTTGTAAATATATTGTAGTGAGGTGGTTCAATGGCAAATGACGCAAAGGTAGTTTGCAAGAATGTTTTTAAAAATTGTGATAAAGCGGCGTTTACAAAAGCATTTACTCTAAAATGGATAGAGTTGATAAATCAATATGAAAAAAATAAAGGAAGGGCAACTCCTGCCAGATGATAGACAAACTATCCTACAAGATGTTATAATAACATTATGTAGAGATAGTTTGTTTCGTCTTCTCAAAAAGGAGAACGAAGCATGATAGAATCAAAATCAAGAGTTGCTATTTATTGCCGCTTATCAGAGGAAGATAGAAACAAACAATCAGAAACAGACGACAGTAACAGTATTCAGAATCAAAAGTCAATGTTACTTCAATACTCATTAGAGCATGGTTGGGAAGTCTACAACATATACAGTGATGATGATTACACTGGTTCTGACAGACGACGACCAGAATTTAACAGGTTGTTGGAGGACGCAAAGAATCGTAAATTTGATATTGTCCTTTGTAAGACACAATCCAGATTTACCAGAGAACTAGAATTAGTGGAAAAATATATCCACGGTCTTTTTCCTATTTGGGGTATTCGCTTCATCAGCATTGTTGATAATGCAGATACCGCTAATAAAGGAAATAAGAAATCAAGACAGATTAACGGTCTGGTGAATGAGTGGTACTTGGAGGATATGTCAGAGAACATTAAAAGCGTTCTCACTGACAGAAGAAAGAACGGACACCATATCGGTGCTTTTGCTCTGTATGGTTACAAAAAAGACCCTGACGTAAAAGGGCATTTGATTATTGATGAAGAAGCTGCGGAAGTTGTCAGAGAAGTTTTTACACTGTTTTCACAGGGATATGGAAAGACCGCCATTGCCCGTATGCTGAATGACAGAGGAATACCAAACCCTACGGAATACAAACGACTTCATGGTTTGCGTTACAAGCAGCCTAAAACGAAAAACAGTACCCTATGGAAATATTTTGCCATATCAGATATGTTGGTGAATGAAATCTATATCGGGAATATGGTTCAAGGGAAATATGGCAGCGTTTCTTATAAGACAAAGCAAAACAAACCCAGACCCAAAGACGAGTGGTACAGAGTTGAGGGTACACATGAGCCGATTATTGACCGTGAGTTATGGGATAGGGTTCAAGCATTGGTAGCTCAAAAGGCAAAACCTTTCACAGTTGGCACAATCGGTTTATTTGCCAGAAAAGCTCGCTGTATGAATTGTGGTTATACAATGCGTTCGTCAAAGAATCATGGTAAGCATTATTTACAATGCTCTAACCGCCATGTAGCAAAGGACGCTTGTATAGGTTCTTTCATTTCAGTAGACAAATTAGAAAAAGCTGTGATTGATGAACTTAATAAGTTATCCGCAGAATATCTTGACAAAGATGAGCTTGAACAAAATGTGCAATTCAACAATGACTTGCGAGGTCAAAAAGAAGCTCTGGAAACGGAGATTGCTGCTTATCAAAAAAAGATTGCGGAATATACAAAAGGAATCCGAGAATTATATTTAGATAAGGTAAAGGGTATTCTTTCCGAACTTGATTACTTGGATTTATCCAAAGACTTCTCAACACAAAAAGAAAGGCTCGAAAAACTGATGATTGATACGCAGAAACAGCTTGATGTTATTGAAAGAAAAATGCTGATTGGCGACAACAGACGACAGTTAATCGAGCAATATACAAATCTTGAACACTTAGACAGGGAAACGGTTGAAAAGCTGATTGATTATGTATTGGTTGGCAAAAAAGACCCTGTAACTAAGGAAGTACCTATTGAAATACATTGGAATTTCTAGGGTTCTCATATCTGGCAGCTAGTATGCCAGATTATCGGGAACTTTCTTTTAAAACCTCAATGTTGTCTTTATACAATCGCACCCTCCGCAGCCATGTTCTCGAACAGGTCAGTAATTGCATCCCCTTTTGACTGGAATTCACAACTGTTAAAAGGGATGCCTCCGGCTGCCATCGGCCATACACCAACCGTATGATCCACATAATAATTTGCAAACCCGGACTCTTCAATTTCCTCCATGGAAAGGTTTCTGGTAAGCTGATGAACAATGGTGGAAACCATCTCGAGATGGGCCAGCTCATTAGCACACTGATGTTGGTGGTTATAGGCGTAAAAAGATATCAAGCGAGAAAATATTCTCTATGTACCGTCCGACACCGGGTTTGGACTCCATATTGTTATGGTAAACAATCTTATTAATACACGATTTGAGTAAGATATTCTTGGTCTTTGCAGGAACGGTGGGATCCAGAAGGGCATTCAGGCAATTGGTAAAGCGCATGATCTTTTCTTCGTAATCATCGACCGGAAGAATGGATTCCTTCGCCTGATTTAAAGCATCCACAGTCTTAGAGATCTGTTCCTGCAGCTTGGCATTACGCAGTGCATATTCTGCCTTGGTATAGATTCCATCTTCATAAGCGTCTTTCTGACGCAGGTCTTTCGCTTTTAAGCGCTGAAGATCTGCTTCTAAATTATTCACAACACGCATATGGATCTGGTTGGCTTCCAGCGTATCATTGTTCTGTAATTTTACTTCAAAGTCGGCAATCGTATCTTCCAGGGTCTTCACGACACGATCAAGGAAAGGTGCATATAATACGGATTTGGTTTTGCATATGGACTGGTTGTTGCAGATCATACATTCTGTGATGTGGCCGGTATTACATTTCTTTTGCTGATACACCTTATGGGACATGGCTTTACCACAGGTTCCGCAGAAGAGCAGACCTGCAAAAGGATTGGAAAGTTCCGTGCCACGCTTTACCTTTGGCTTTTTGCCTCTCATATCAAGTGCTGCCTGATAGGTGGCTTCATCTATGATCGGCTGATGCTTGCCGTCAACGTAAACCCATTTGGACATATCTTTTTCCCGCGGTCTTGTCTTGGTGATCTGACCGTTAACCATAATTTTCTGTGTTTTGGCATGATTCCACCGGATCTTACCGATATAAACAGGATTTTCAATCATATCCTTAATGGTAGCAGGAGACCAGTGATCGGATTTCCTTGGTTTAATGCCGATACTGTCAAGATGCTTTGCAATTCTGGTGAAGCCATATCCCTCATGAATAAACAGATGATACATGATCTTAACAGCTTCGGCCTCTTCCGGTACGATTTCAAGAGTGTGACTGGCATCTTTTCCGGATCCTGTCTTTACCTTCTTATATCCATAGGCCGGAACGGATCCGATAAAGTTTCCCTGTTTAACGGAGGCAACACGGCCACGATTCAGGATCTTTTTGGTATATTCCAGATAGTCGTTGCTGCGCATTAATTCCATTTCAAAGAATTTACGATCATATTCATCGGTCAGATCATAAGTCTTAGGTGGAGTGATAACCAGTGTGTTGGTATAGCGAAAAGTATTGATAATCCTGCCACAGTCTTCCAAATCACCACGGGAGAGTCTGGCCGGTTCAATGACGAGAGCAGCTCTCCTGGTTCCTGTTTCCAGTAATCGCATTACCTGCTGCATAATCGGACGGGCTGCAATGGTTTCGCCGGACACAACCTCACGGAAGATATTATATTCAGGAATATGGTCACCAAAGACGGTGAGGGCATATTCCTGAAGCTGTGTTTCGTGTTTAAAAAGGACTTCTTCAACCGTCAGAGCCGGATCATCGGAACGAGACTTCCTTAGATATATAATTACTTCATTTACGGAAAAAGTAGTAATATCATACATGGATCATTCTCCTTTGTATATTTTACGATAGCAGGGCATAAAAATACCCGGTATGCTTGTAAATTCACCGGGAGAATGATACAATTTCACTTGCAAGGTGAGTTGTATCGGTACTCCCGGTATGATTCCTGATCTGCTCTCGGTTGGCGCTGGGGGCAGATTTATTGTTTAATGTTTTACTTTTGTGGAGTAAACCTCTTATCACAGGTGCGTAATCCATCTCTGTGCACGTCTACGATAAAAACCTCCATCTACAAGTATTGCTGTTTTCATATATTATCCTCCGTAAAATAAAAAAGCTTCAGGGTTCGGTCATTCTCATATGTTGAGAGACGTACAACCTGAAGCATTATTAACGTGTAACCTTTGTTACACCTTTATATTATATGCACAGGTTGAACTTGTCAATACATTAATCTTGATGTATGCACTTATTTTTCCCCAATTTTTGTTGGCATAAATATTCCCCTTTCGTATTTTGCTTTGCAGCACCATTTTGTTGATGTCAACAAAATGGTAATAATACACTTGCTTACGGTGATTTTGGCAGCAGTTAAGGAAAATTTTGAAACGTACGATGAGAGCGTACATTTCAACAATGAGGATGAAGACCATTTTGCCAACGTTGGCAAAATGGTTTACTCTGGTTACCTGCCTTTTGGATTAGGGTACTCTGACTCAACCATAACACAAAATGCATCCGGCTCTGCAGGAATGGTATCTGGTTCGGAAGGAGAGGGAAGTGGTTCATTGCTTTCCTGACGGAAGGCAATAGCCAAATTGAGAACATCCGAAGCCATTTCATAAGCTTCCTGCATATCATCACCTTCTGTTATACATTCAGGAAGATCAGGAAACGTGATCCAGAAGCCGCCTTCCTCTGCTTTGTGAAAAAGAGCTGGATAAGATAATTTGTTCATGGGATACCTCCTTCCAACGATTTTGTTGATGTCAACAAAATCGTATAAGCTGCATTTTTACTAGCTTTGTATGTTTTGTCTACGCTGGCAAAACATACAGCTACAAATATATTTTGAAGTGTACACAATCTGTGTGCGTTTCAATTTATGAAGCAACTGGAGTTTTGAATAATGCACTTGCTTACGGTAAATTATATCAGCACTCCAGATTATTCTTTTGGCAGCAGTTAAGGAAAATTTTGAAATGTACGATGAGAGCGTACCTTTCAACAATGAGGACGAAGACCATATTGCCAACATTGGCAATATGGTAAATGTCTGTTATCATTGTATGTTTTGTTGGCGTCAACAAAACATATTAAAAAAAATGCACCAATAACGAAAGAGACCTCGCACAAGGCGAGATCTCTTTGATAATAACTACAGTCTTTTATAATGCCCTATAGGCGCAGTTTTAATGGTGTACTAAGCACCAGTAAAGTTATTATAAGATATAGTATGCTCGCCGTCAATCAAAAAATGTATAATTCTTTGATTTTTTCATTTATTTTTTCCATAGCAACGTCTGAAAAACGAATTCCTGAAAGTACATCTGCAGTTTTCTTGGGATCATAAATACGTTGCTTACTTATAGTGGTTATTTGTTCAATTTTAGCAATACTTCCTTCTTTCATCCTATGTAATTCTGCATTTATTTTCTGTAAAGATCTTGTTTCTTCTTGCAATTTAGAAAGAAGCCGCTGTTGTTTATCAATAGTTTCAGTAATTTTATCTTTTAGCATTAGCAGCTTTTCATTGTCTGAATCGTTTTCGAGTGAAAGTGTATCTGAAATAAACTGAGCAAAGGTTTCTGCTTCATCTATACTGGCTTGACACTCTTGTTTTCGCTTATTTAAGTCTTCAAAAGCAGAATCATATTTTGCCTTTAATCTGGTGTACAATTCTCGACCTAAGGATATATCCCGATCATATACTTTCTTTTCTTCCTTCAAAGATGTTAAAGGGACAATGGTGACGGTTTTTGAGTTATGGTTATTATTTTTATCAAGAACAATAGCATATCGCAGACCACCTTGTTCGCTTCCAACGTTAAAGCCGAGATTTACTTTTATTACATCGCCACGGCTATAGGACTTTATCTTAGAAGGGTCGAAGGATTTTTCCTGAGACAAATATGTTTGAAAGTCCTTAAGCCAGTAGCTAATAAGATCAGCACGTTTGGAGTCTATGAAGCTGTCAGAAGCTATTAATTTATCCATAAAGGATGAAAAGGAAGACAATACATCTTCTTTATGCTGAAGAACTTCTTCATTATTTTTTGGTACACTCATTAATAAAATATTCCCCTTTCGTAAAAAGTTTTTTATCTTATTTTATATTTAAATTTATTCTTCATCTGGATCTTCGTTATCAATAGTATAGTCAGAAGTGTATACTTCATCGGATGAAATTGATTGCCTGAATTCTTCGGCCAGCATCGTTTTATTAAATTCTGCTGAAGGATCAATTTCATCAACAATAGTTTCAAGTTCATCCATTGATACTTTAAAGAATTCTTTCCGTAAATTAACTTTGTTTACGCGGTTGGAATGTAAGCGCTGATGCATCTGAGCTTCAAGTGATACGGCATCGTCTGAAAATATAAAGCTATGTACATCAAATTTAAACGGAACACTTGCACTTCCTAATTCATTGACACGATCCTGGGGATCAAGACGGCGGGTCATACCGATTTTGAATACGTCTTCACCAAATGATCCTAAGTTACTAATAATATAGACGGTACCGGCTTTTCCGTTCTGTAGGTTGGCAATTTCTTCTTTTTTAACAATTACCTGTCCTAATTGATTTTGCAATTCTATAATCCTGGCATTGAGCTTGCTGAGTTCATCATCATCAGTAGTCTGAGAGATGCTTTGTTGAATTTTAACAATTTCGTTATGGAATTTTTCTTCTTCCTTTTCAATTTTCTTCCGTTCGTTTTCAAGAGCTTTCCGTTCCTCGGCTTCTTGCCGCATCTGCTCTTTGATTGCTAATTGCTCCTGACGTGCCTGCTCTTTCTTAACATAGTAGTTGTATTCAATTTTGACGGAGTTGATGAAAAGATATTCGATTTCACCAATAAATTTAGTAAGTGTACCTGCAATGCTCTGATTTCCTTCAGCTGCAATTTTGAGATACTTTGCAGTAACAGTCTTTACATCTTCAATGGATTTATCCAGCTTTTCATATTTTAGATTGTATAAAATATTCTGAATTTCAGCACGTAAAGCAATAACCATCAGGTTGTATATGGATTTATTGGCTTTAGTGGTATATCTGGCAGAGTACTGGCTTAAAAGATCTGTGATTTGTTTTTCGTTTTCCCGGTATGATTTCCGTAAACTCTTTATATCCATACAGTGTAACTTAAGGGTTACAGATGGAGCAATAAGATCAAGATCATCAAAATCCTTATCAGGAATCTTGCAATTGTAATATGGAATGTCTAAATCAAAGAAGTTATTAATGGCATGATCAACACTTTTGTATAATTCCTTACATCTTGAAAGTTTGCGTTGCTGAGAGGAAACCGATTTTTCAAGTTTGGAATCCTTTTCCTGTAAGGATGCTATTTCTGCATGCAAATTGGCAACGATTGAGTTGCTGGAAGTAATCTGTTCATTCAGGTTTTGCAGAGTAGCAGAAGACGCTTTTTGCATTTGTTCAATTTTAGCTTTGGTTTCATAATATTCATTTACACCAAGAGCATCCATTTTTGCCTGCATCTGGGCATTGTCAAACTGAAGCCTTTGGTTTTCGGCTTTGATCTGTGAAATTTTGAAAATATCAAATATTCCCATGTAAATTCTCCCTTCATAAGTTATGAGCATTGTCTTTAATCGTATTTAATGTATGAAAAGTATTATGAATAATATAATGCTTTTCATACTGGAAAGTGCGCCATAACAATCCCCCTTCCTGTTATATATGTGCGTTCTGTTCAATGGTATCCACATTATCCTTTTCAAAATCGCTATTTGTATTTTCATAAAATTATCTTATTTCACATACACCAATGTTAGGTATGAAATAAACGATATAATTGTCAATATGTGTACATACTCCATATTTCTCTTTATAGTAGAAGAGTGCCTCGAGTAGAAAATCTTCGGTCACATTAAGAGTTTCGGCCATTTCATAGGTGTTTTGACATCCAGCATTATAGCAGTCTACAATTCCACGTAATCCTATTAGCCTGTTATATGCCCACATTCTGGCAATTCGTTCTTGCTTGCGGTTGGAAGCAGAGGACTGATCTAATATATTGCCGAAAGAGGTAGCATGGTGTCCAAGCTCCTCGGCAAGGACGCAAACTCTCTCTGTATTGGTGTTAATTTCATTATTGATTGCCACATTTCCGTTGCAGTATAAACCTTTGATTCGTGAGCTGGAAAAAGAGTAATTAACAATATCAACGTTTGCATCGGAAGCGTTTTGACACAATTCTTCAAATTTATTCAATATAATTACCTCCACAGCATTTTGACCTATGAATAAAAACCTATTTTCTCTTTGATTTTACAAACTCAGCAAACTGTTTAATTTCGTCCAGTTCTTCTGGGGTATATTCATCACCATCAAAGTGAGCAGCAATGGTATTCATAGAATCTTTATCGGTTTTATCTTCCATTAAATCGGATCTTTTGCAATGAAAAATCTCACACATTGCGTCTACTTTATCCATACGGGGAGTTTTTATTCCATTACACCAATTATAAACGGAGGTTGTCCCAACCCCTAAGCGTTTAGACAAATCAAGCTGTGTAATTTCATATTTATTTAAGTAGTATCTAAGTCGTTCTGAAAAGATAGCATTAAATTCTCTTTCGGACATATTGGATTTCCTCCTGTTCTTCTTTTATTTGTCTTGATTATATACCGAAAGTGATAATAAAACAAGAATAAAAGTAAAAAAATATCACTTTTAGTATTGACACACACTTAAAGTGATGGTAATATATAATTGTTCCAAGGGAACAGAGAAAATGGAAAGGAGGAAATACCGATGGGAAAGAAAAAGAAAAACGGTAATGAGAAACGCCTGGCAAGCATACTTCTCATTACCGCAGTAATCCAACTCATACAAACAGTTGCTGAATTAATCAGTAAATTGCTTGAATGAGATACAGGGGAGAGAAATCTCCCTTGTAAAAAAGATACGCTTTTTCTTTTCCATTGTCAATATATAGGAGGGAAAATTATGTTGTGGATTGTGTTCAAAATTGCGTTTTTCCTTACAGTTATCATTTATTTGATAAAAAACTGGAAAAGATTTGAGTAGCAATGTAGCTGACCTATCGGCTATACGGGGAAGAAAGGAGAGAACAAGAGTTGAATACATTGCAAATTAGTCTTGCAGCAGCAAGAGTTAATGCTGGCTTGACTCAAAAAGAAGTGGCAAAAGAAATGAAAATATCTAAAACTACGTTAGTTAACTGGGAAAATGGAAAAAGTACACCATCTTTTGCAAGTTTGCAAGCCTTATCTCATCTGTATAAAATGCCTACAGATAATATTTTTTTGCCCAATAAATCCACTTAAAGTGATATACGATGAGGCATGAGATCTAACAGAAAGGAGGGAAGAGAGATGAGAGAAGAAATGGAGAGTAAGATCGACCATTTAATGGAACTGTTAAAAGAAGCTGGCTCCTTGGCAAATGAACTGGCTGCTGAAGGGATCCCGATAAAGCTTATTGCCATGCTAGAGGAAGAAAGTGGAGAGAAAGAACCTCCAAGAATCAGTGCACTTAGGAAGCTCTTAAAAACAAACTTTAGTGATGATGCAATGGAATTAATGTTGGAACATCCAGAGAGGGAGTTCACCTATCGCTATGGCCGGGGAGTATCTAAAAGGAAAGAGGAAGGAGCAGAGAGGATGAGCAAAGAAGCAGCAGAGAAAATTGACAAGGTTATCTGTGAGTTATCAGAGGACATTATGAACAACATGAAAGAATTTCCGTGTGATAACAGAGCAGTAGCTGAAAAAGCACAGGCACTTGCAGCGTTGGTGGAAGCAAGCGCACGTGCATATGAAAATTGCATTCGGAACGATCGGGGATATCGACCAGAAGAAGAAAAGATAGGTGGAAAGCAGATCAAAAGAGTGGAGATTGAGGTAGATTTTCAGGAACCAGTAAATGGATACATCATAAGGAAAATGGTTCGTAATTTTCGGATGCAATGTCGGGAGCTTATGGAGGCAGAAATACGTACAAGATTTTCATTAGATGGGTTTGAAAAAAAAGAGAAGTAGGTGAAGGAGGAAAGTAGCATGGTTATGGTTCCTGTAATAAAAACAGCAATCATCTGTATCACGATAGTAGTGATCTTCTGGATGCTTCTCAATAATAAACCAAAGAAGTAAAGCAGCAGCACCTGTAGATTTTGAAGTGAAACCATAAACTTGTAAAACCGTACAAGCGGTTATACATATCATCTAAAAAAGAGGAAAGGGTAGCAAATGGATACATATTCAAAGACAATCATTCAAAAATTTGATAATGGCGTAAATATTGTTCATATCCCTGACCTTACGGATGAAGAGCGGGCCAGAAGACAGGCGCAGCTGAGACGTGCAGCGGAGCAGTTATTGAAGGAAGCAGAAAGAGTAAAAAAACAACAGGAAGGGCAAAACGTGCCTTCTGTGTGGTGTACAACGGCACCACAGTAGTACCTTTAATTCCCCTTTTACACAGAAAAGGTGCGCAGCTCCCCTCTGCGCACCACATAGAGGGCACGTTGGACAAGCAGGAGGGTGAACATTGAGAAAGATTCGTTTAAAACAGAGCATTGCGTTTGTGATATTTCTTCTGGCTGTTGCGGCAATGGACAGCCGGTTATATATCACAGCAGGTGTGCTGGCAATTGCCAGTGCGATCTATATGTATTCAACAGTAGTGGAGGAAAAGCGTTATGTATATGAGCTTCGAAGAAAGTGGACTGATTCAAGGATCAGCAGAGCAGAAGAACCGGGACAAGGACCGGATCTGGGAACATATCAGACAGTGGAAGGGAGAAAACAGGCATGAGAAAGAGAATTCTATCAGTGTTACTGGTATTGCTGATGCTGTTGCTGTTGATTCTATACAGCTTGCCGGCTGAAGCATCGGAGAAGTACCCGGTAAGGAAGATGCGTGTCACGTGTTATACCTATCCGGAAGGAAGCATTACGGCATCCGGCTGTGAAGTCAGGGAAGGTATCGTTGCAGCGAAGAAGGACTGGATGGATGCCCTGGTTGTCCTGTATGACACTGATATGAACTTCATTGGATATTTCGAAGTCAAAGACACAGGCTTCGGGATTGATAAGGACGGGGACGGTATCGGCAGTATCCAGGACGGAACAAGTATTGATGTATTCCGGAGCAGCCAGTCCCGGTGTAAGGAATGGGTGAATACGTATGGAGATTATTGTTATGTGCAGGTTATCCCTGATGCAGAGGGATAAAAAAGAGTCCTGCCGATTTCTAGGGGAAATGCAGGACTCTAGGGGATTAAATGTAATGTATTTATGTTAAAGCATTGAAGGAGGAAAGTCAAGTGAAACAACCAAGAAAGCCGGTACTGGAAGAGAAGAAGCAGATTGCGGCAGCAGGCCTCGACTGGAAGAACTGGAGTGTACAGGAGAAAGACAACAACTCCATCACGCTTGTAAATAAGAAGAGCGGAAGGAAAAGGGTGATCTTATGCTGACCGAAAAGGAGATCCGGGACAAGCTGTTTGAAGAATATCCCGTCATGTTCCGGCAGAGCATGAGTGCAAAGAACTGGTTCCGTGCAAGAAACGTGGTAGACACGGCGCGCAAGGTTGCCCTGTTCCTCCAGTTACCGGAAAAGGATCTGGATGAGCTGTTTGGGATCCGGGGTGACCGTGGGGAAATCATTCAGCAGGGAAGATTCAAGGAAGAAGACATCATCCGTTGTGATGATGAGGTGCGAAAGCATCAATATAAAGAGAACCAGGAGATGATGCGCATCATCCGGGAGAAATATAAAAAAGACGCATGAGCTGTAACTCATACGCCTTGACATATCCGCTCACGCGAACACTAAACCGTTAAATTTAGTATAGCAAAATAGAGCTGATATGTCAAGAAAATGGGGGTTCCGACCTCCATTTTCTAGCATTCTAAGTATATTAAAGTTAGGAGAATGGGATGTATTGGCTTGATACATATAAGTTTATTTCCAGTATCGAATATGAGTATAAGTTCGCAGGAAAGTACGGAGCAAAGGGTGAGAAGAGACAGAAGAAGGAGAAGATCTCGCCGGAGCAGATCCGGAAGCAGAACCAACAGAACCGAGAAAAAAGGATGCGCCGGAAGATCAAGGCGAATTTCGGGGAGAAGGATCTGTGGGTGACATTGAAATATCCGAGAGGATACCGGCCGACCATAGAGGAACTGAAGAAGGATCTGGATAAAATGCTTTCATTACTCCGTAAAGAGTACCGAGCAAGGGGTGAACCATTCAAGTGGATCATCCGGAAGGAGATCGGGAAGCGTGGTGGTGTACATATCCACATGATAGCAAACCGTATTGCCGGAGCTGACACAGACCTGCTGATCCGCAATGCCTGGGGAAAGAAGATTGATATCCAACCCATGTATGAAGCCGGCGGATTTGAGGATCTGGCCGCCTACATTGTCAAGGAGCCGGATGAAGAATGTGCAGAGCAGCTGTCCTTATTCCCGGAAGAAGAGAGGAAACAGTTCCGGAAGTATTCCTGCAGCCGCAATCTGATTGAACCGGTACCGGAGCGGAAGACCTACCGTAGGTGGACGATCGCACGTCTGATCCGGGATGGTGAGATTAAAGCCACTCCGGGATATTACGTGGATAAGAACAGCATCCACTATGGAGTGAACCGCTTTACCGGAATGAGTTATTTAAGATACACCGAAGTGAAAATTGCACCGGTGCAACGGTGGGGAGGTGGATAAGGTGGAAGTGAACATTTACGTAGAGACTACAACACAGCGTCCGGCAAGGTGTGAGATCGCCGGAATGTGGCTCTTGGAATACATTACAAGCACTGGGAACCCGGTTACGCGGTCCGGAATCCTGCATAAGAAGGATATTACCAATAATGCGTTAACGTTAGAATTATTATTGTGTGCATTTCGAAGACTGACAAAATCGTGCTCCGTCCGAGTATTTACTCAATGCGGACACGTTTTGGGAGTGATGCAGAATCACTACCTTCCGATGTGGGAAAAGAACGGATGGAGAACGGCAAAAAATGCACCTGTAAAGAATGCGGATCTATGGCAGCAGGTGTCCGAACAAATGGCAAAGCATTATGTCACGGTAGAGGATACGGACCATTCCTATCGCCAATATATGCAGGAGAAGGTGCAGAAAGAGTTGTTGAAGGAGATTGAGGAAGATGAAAAATAAAGACCAAGCGATCCAGATGCTCCGTGACAACATTCCAATCGAGGATATTGTGGAAGCCACAGGCTACAGCAGAGGATACTTATACAAGTTGGGAAGCAGTAACGGAATCGTCTGGGAAAGAGTATCCATAAACGACTACAGGGAGCAGATCCTTTACATGATAGAGCAGGGCAAAACACCGGAAGAGATCGGACAGGCCTTCGGCTACAGCAAAATTACGGTACGTAACTGTGTCAATGCCTGGAAGCGTGCAGAAAAGAGACTGGCCGAACCGGAAGAGAGAAATACGGAACAGGAAGGGATCGAAGAGGTTGCTTTCCCCGAGAAGCAGTTGAGCTTTATGGAGCGGAAAACGTTCCGGCCTCCGATCGTGGAATATGCGGGAAGGAAATGGCAGGATGTGACAGAGATTTATTGTCCGGGATGATGAACAGAAAAGGTTGTTGAAGGAGGTAAATGAGGATGTTTGATAAATTTGGAGAATTTAATTCTGCAGAGGAAATAAACGCTACGGCAGCAGGTCTTCTAGTAGAGGGTGATCTGGAAGGACTTAGGGAAATGGCGAAGGAGAACGGCTTCGATGAAGACGATGTACAGGATTACATCGATAGAATCTATCCGGAGCTGGCCAATACCTACACGGCGGCATGGAACAAACTGGAAGTGGAAATGAAAGAGCTTAAGGTGTGTGAGATCATGGAGGACTGGGTGGAGTACATCCGGATCAAGATGGAGGAAGAGGAAGAGATGCAGAGAGCCATCCGGAAGAAAGGCAAGAGCCTGCAGGGATGCATTGCAGAATTGATGAAGTGGGGATTTAAGCACCAGTATCCGATCAGTAATGAGATCATGAAGGAAGCGGGTGTGACTGCAGGCAAGGTTACCCTTGGAATCCCCGGAATGGGTACCGCTAAGAAGGTCATTACGAAGTATTACCTGGGAAAGTAGGTGGCACGGATGAAAAAGAAAGCCATTGAGAAGATTCCATACCTGACACTGCCAAGGGTGGTGCAGAAGAAGAATGCAAGATATGTGACGGTTACGGCATTTAAGAATATCGAACATGAACGGCACCTGTTTGTTGAGGTATACCGGAATACGAAAAGCACGAAGGAAATCCCGGTAATACGAATCGTTATGACGAAAAAGGACTTCGGCAATTACTTTCCGGAAAAGAACGAATGGACCAGACAGAAGATTGAAACCGACCATTATTACGACAGTACAAGACTGTTATGGCACACACAGTCTGAAGACGGCAGCAGGCTTTACTCAGAGGCTGTGAAAAAGGACATTCTTTTTACGGAGAAGGACATTGAGCGGATAGAAACCATGTGCAGGAAAAAAGCATGGAAGAGGGAGCGATGGTGGGAAAACATCTATTACCATGAGAATGATATTGTAACCAGTGCAAGGTGTAAGACAGAGAAAAGAAAAATGGAGCGCAGGCAGCAGGCTTTGAAAGACCGGATGGAAAACACACCGGAGCTTCCGGAAACCAGGATTCTGGATATCGCCGACCGGATTTACTTTTCAGAAAAGCATTACCTGTATTACAAAAAGCACGGAAGCTATGCAGATATCACATGCAGTAAGTGCGGAGGAGTATCATTCGGGCGGTGGAAAGCCGGGATGTCCTATGAATCACAGTTTGAGAAAAGAATAGATGAACCGATCGAGGGGCGATCCGGGGACTGCCCGCTTTGCAGAGCACGTGGAGAGTATAAGTGTCAGGGAAAAGTAAGAAGTGAACACAGCCAGAAGATTCATCTTTTCCTTGGGCAGAAATACAAGGAGACTGGAATGGTGATGCGGTACATCGAGGTAGGGAAGCAATGGGCACTTGAACTGACCAGTGGAGAGAAAGAACCGGAAATGCATGGAGCCTATGAGAAGATTTCCGGGATAGAAATTGCAAGAGCATACTTTGAACCGGATAAGAAAGTACAGACGGATTATCACAAGCACAATCCGTATACCGGGGAAGATTTCTGGGATGACTGCAATCTGTATGGAAATGCAAATATCACAATCAATGAAGCCCCGGTTCTGTCAGAAACTTATGAAAACATGGCAGGAACGATGTTCCAGTATTGTGCCATGCGTGAATATGCACAGAATGTATCAAGATATAATCCAATTGACTATCTGGAACGGTACCAGGAAACACCGCAGATTGAAATGCTGGTAAAAATGAATCTGATTGGAGTGGCGAAAAGCCTTGTTGCCTGCCGGTACGGAATTGTGGAAAACGTACATGCAACACGTCCGGATCAGTTCCTGGGAATCCGAAGAGAGAGAGTAAAACAGCTAATCGAACGGAAAGGGGACACGGATCTGCTGGAAACCATGGCAATAGAAAAGCGTATGGGTGCAAACTGGACAGCGGAACAGGTGGAGCATATTACGGAAGCAAAATTGTCCGGAGTACAGATTGAAGAAGCAACGCACTATATGAGCATCCAGCAGATGTTAAACCGGATTGAGAAGTATGCAGGATGTTCCTATGGTAGTTGCTGTACAAATAGCGGTGAGCGGATCCGGGCAGTGGCAGGACTGTATTGTGATTATCTGCATATGAGGAATGCATTGGGATATGACCTGAATAATACCGTATACCAGCAGCCAAGGAATCTGGAACAGGCACATAATGCCATGGTGCAGGAAGCGAATAAGAAAGAAGCAGATAAGCGTCTTGCAGAGGTAGAAATAAGATTTATGGAAATCAGTAGACAATACCGGAAGCTCCGGAATCGGTATTACTACGAAGATGAAACCTATCTGATCCGTCCGGCCAGATCCGCGAAGGAGATCGTCAGTGAAGGAAGGATCCTGCATCATTGCGTAGGTGGTGACAATTACCTGGGAAAACATAATCGTGGAGAGACTTATATCCTGATGCTGCGGTTTAAGAAAACACAGGAAGCACCGTATATTACAGTGGAGATTGATGCGGAAAGCAATCGGATCCTGCAGTGGTACGGCGCACACGATCGGAAACCGGATGAAAAGAATATGAAGAAATGGCTTGATAATTATGTGGAAAAGCTGAAAAACGGAACGCTGGCAGCAGTTCAGGAACAAGAACAGCAGGTATTGTTACCTGCCATGTAGGAGAAAATCATGGAAAATATAGAAAATGTAACAGGAGATGTACTGGACTTAAACAACCAGTTTGCATCTTATCAGGATTATAAGGCAGCAGTCGATACCGAGATGAACCGTGCAGCAGAGAGCTTTGTGCGGATCGGGTACCTTTTGAAGATCGCAAGGGACACGGATATCCTTAAGGAGAGCGGATATGCGAATGTGAATGAGTTTGCAGAAAGTATTTACCATTTGGATAAGTCCCAGGTAAGCCGGTTTATCAATATCAATGATACATTTGCGGAAAACGGTTATTCGGACAGGCTGCAGGCACAGTATCAGGGATATGGATATGCCAAGCTAGCAGTGATGCTGACGCTTCCGGAAGAGATCCGGGAAGAGATCCCGGCAAGCTACAGCAAAAGGGAAATTGAGACCATTCAGGACGAATACAAGGAAGAACAGAAGGTATCTGACATTGAAGTGATGCTGGAGGGGGAGAAAGAAGCCCAGAAAACGTTGAATTTACTCGGCAAGACACTGGATCAGGTCATTCATGATTATCCGGATATGGCAGCAGTCCTGTACAGCATCAAAGGCTATCAGGAAGAACGGAAGAAGAAATATTATGAAGCACTGGCACCGAGCGGAGAAGTCACCTACACGGCACGTATTCAGGGTGTGGGAAGGCTTGCCATGGTGATCAAGGGCGCAACAGCAGATATCACGATCCTCAATATGCGAAGCCTTGAAAAAGAGTATTACAGCTGGGATCAGCTGACGGAAGCCATCCCGGAGGTGATCTGTCCGGATATGTCGATCGGGGAACCGGTAGAAAAATGGTGGGAAAGACATTATGGAGAGACATTCCCGGCAAAAAAAGAGGAAATTGCACCGGTGCAACCGCAAAAACCGCATAAAGACTCGGTAAAGAAGCCATCCAGGGTGATTACACCGCCACCGAAAAAGGAGAAGCCGCATGAAGAGAAGAAAGAACCGGAGAAATTACCGGTACAGGAATCAAAGCCGGAAACTGTATCAGAACCAGTGCAGGAAGAGATACCGGAAGAATCCACAGAACCGATCGAGCCAATGGAACAGGAGAGCGAAGATCAGGAAGAAGCTGCAGTTCTTGGTAATGAAATTCCGGTATGTGATCCTGATGAGGATATTGAGGTGGAAGCGGAGCCGGGAAGTGCAGGATGTGATGCTTGGAGAGATGCTGCGCTTCTGAAGGTAAAAGAAATCCAGAACGGATATAAGGAACTGGATATCTGGGAATGGGATAAGGAACTCCCAACGCTGGATCAGATCGATGCAGCCTATGGGAAAGCCCTGGAAATGTATAACCTGCTATTTGAATTAAGGGGGATTGTCAAGAATGGCGAGGTTTGCAATTAAAACATAGAACATAATTAAAGTAAAACGGAGGTGTAAGAAAATGTTTAAGGCAGCAGTAGGAACATGTAAGTATTGTGGACAGACATGCACGGTAGAAGTAGAGGAAAACTATTCACAGGAGCAGGTGGATGAAGTTGTTACGTCCAAGTGCCTTTGTGAAGAAGCAAAGGAAATGAGAAAGATCAAGATAAGATCGGAGAGGGCAATAAAAAATATCAATCAGTTGTTCGGGGATACAGACACGGGAATGATTCTTAAGGCAGCAGTCCATGCAGTAGCGGCAGAACTGATTGACGGAGTAAAGATTGATATCGGATCTGGTGAAAAGGCAGAAATGAAGCTGAGTAAGGGAAAGATCACCGTTCAGAAGAAGACAACCATTGTGGATAGTCTCGGAATGTGAGGCCTGACATGGGTAAAAGACCTCATAGTTACACCCGGAAGCTCCAGTTCAGTGAGAAAGAAAAAAAGAAGATTGCAGAACGGGATCATGGGCAGTGTATCTTCTGCAATATGGGCATACCGGCAGAGGGAGCTACCTGGCTGGATCTGCAGGTAAAGGATTACATGCATTTTATTCCCAAAAGTGCATTAGGACTAGGCGTGGAGCGTAACGGAGCCATCGGGTGCCGGTATCATCATTCCATCCTGGACAATGGGAATAAGGGAATGCGGCAGCAGCTCCTGGACCAGTTCGAAGAGTATCTGAAAAGACAGTATTCGGACTGGGACAAGTCCAAACTTACTTACAGTAAGTGGAATTAGGTCATAGTGGCTACAAAAAGCCTTTTGGTATACATATCACGGAAAAACCATATGGGGAGCTGTCCCCCACAGCTTCCCGGAAAGGAAAATCATGGCAAAGAAGAATAATAAATTGATGGAATATAACAAAGCCTGTGCGGCAGCAGGCCTGACCTATGCACAGATGCAGCAGAAAGAAAGCACCATGATGATGGGATCCATCCGGGCGCCACGGAATTACCGCAAGGCTTCGGAATGGCAGCAGTTGGCCAATGGGAAGAAACGTGTCTGTTATGTGAAAGATGGAAAGAAAGAATGCTGCAAGGCAGAATACCTCCCGAACGGGTACCTGAAGAAGAAATGCGTAAGCTGTAGGTGGGTGGTGTAGGGATGGAAGAGAATCACATAGCCACAAGCATATATAAGCAAGGATATCGTGATGCCATTGAGGATTGCTTATGCCTGTTAAAGACCAAACACATGGTAAGAACAGCAGAGGATGATTTTAATAGCGAGATAGAAGTACCCTTTTACAGGGAGTTATTTAAGGAGATTAAGGAACTGGGAGGACGAAAAGATGATAAGGAAGATCAGATGTAAGGTATGTCATTATCGGTTTGTACCAAAGGCAGAGAATAAAAAGGTGATTGGCGAACCGATCTCACTTAATAATGCATTTTCTGGCAGAAAGTATTATGAAGCCTTTGATTGCCCTATGTGTGGTTGTCAAAACATTGTGAATACCATAGAAGGGGAAATGATTGAATAATGGGATATGTTATTGCAGTCATATTAGGGTTCTTTTGGGTTGGAGATCCAGGAGCAGATAATAGCTTCTTAATGGCAGCAGGACTGTTTGCAATTGCCGGAGCGATCTCCATGCATAAGTAAATCAAAGTGGTGAAGTTATGGAAAGTATAGTGAAAAAATTATTTAAAACAATGATATATACACTAATCTGGTGCCACATATGGATTGCTTTAGAAATTATTTTGTATGGTCATGCTGAAAATAGAGAAGTTGATAACATAATGACATTTATCGTTATACCAATTATATATAAGGCAGTTAATTAAAGGAGTGAGGAGTATGGCAAAAGCAGTATTGGTTATGGACATGCCGGAATCATGCAGTAAGTGCAAGTTTTTGTATGAGTTTCAGGGAATTAAGAAGTGCCAGCTTATGAATGTACTGAATGGAGGCGCATCAAGATTGTCACAGAACTCATTTATGAAGAAACGGCATGAAAAATGTCCGCTCCGGGAACTGCCGGAGAAGGAGCATAACGACAATGAATATGATGAATATTCGGATGGATGGGATGCAGGATGGAATGCCTGTCTGGATGAAATAACAAGGTAAATTAAAGTTTAGGAGGATAAGAGGATGGAAAACGCATATACACATATTGTTCTTAAAAGGGAAGATATTTTCAAATATCTTGAAGAGCCGGAGCAGGTAGCACTTGATGCCATGATGGAAAAGATCATGCGTGGAAGAGAAGAGGACGGAAAGAAACGTCTTAATAGCTACTACGTGGTAAATAAGGACGAGCCTTATGCAGAAGTTGTACACGGAGTCATTATAGGTGGCGAAGCGGTAAAAGAAAGTAGATGATTAAAGTTTAATGAAAGAAGGTGTCGAATTGAAAAGTGTTTTAAAGTATCCAGGAGCAAAAAACCGTCTGGCAACATGGATATGCGGATATATACCAAAGCATGATGTCTACTTAGAACCATTTGCAGGTAGTTTGGCTGTTCTTTTTAATAAACAAAGAAGTCATATTGAGACAGTGAATGACATCGATGGGGAAATCGTAAATTTCTTTCGAATATTGCGAGACCGGAGTGGAGAACTGGAACGGGTGATAGAGTTTACACCATTTTCCAGGTCAGAATATAAAGCAGCCTACGAAAAATCAGAAGATGATTTGGAACGGGCAAGAAGGTTTGCTATTAAATGCTGGATGGGATTCGGATGTGGAAATTTGTATCAAAACGGGTTTAAATCCGGACAGCAGACTAAGTCTCCAAATCCAGCTAGAGCGTGGAGTGAACTTCCTGAAACGTTGAAAATGGCAACTGAGAGATTAAAGGGTGTTCAGATTGAGAATTTGCCGGCCGTAGAATTGATAAAAAGATATGATACGGAAGATGTTTTTATTTATGCAGATCCGCCGTATTTACACGGAACTCGGAAGAATTATCTTTATAAACATGAAATGAAGGATGCAGATCATGAAAAATTATTAAATTCTCTGGTTAAACATCCGGGGAAAATTCTTCTATCAGGATATGACAATGATATGTATAACGATATACTACATGGATGGAACAAGGTTCATAAGCATACCAACGCAGAGGGAGGACGTGCAAGGACGGAAACACTGTGGATGAATTATGAAGTTGAAAACGGACAGATATCGTTAATCATGTAAACTGAAAGGAACTATGGATATGGAGTGGAAAGAAGTTGATCCAGAACAGAATTATTGGGAAAAGCAATATGATGTGGTTGCCTATTATGGCAGTGTCACCATAGGGAGTATTGTTTACTGTGGTGAAGAAATAGGATGGCAGTCAGTGATTGATGGTAACATGGATTTCATGGAAGCGACATCCTTAGAAGCTGCAAAAGAGGAAATGATTGACAGGTTGGATAATTATTTCACAGATCAGATCAATTATTACAAGGAACTGCAGGAAATTCTTGGTGACCTAAACTGAAAAAACAAAAATCTTGTGTATTGATACACAGAAAGGCGGTCTATATGGCGAGAGCGAAGGTAGAAGAGGGTAAGAAATTCATACGGAAGGATATCAGCATGGATCCGGAGCAGTACGAGAGACTTCTGCTGTTCTGCCAGAGGGAAGAGCGGAGTATATCCTGGGTGATCCGGAAAGCACTGGACTGTTATATGGATGTGTAACGGTACACAAGATTTCACAAAACTGAAATGTAGGAGGACGAGAAGATGGAAAGGAAGATGACACACGTAGAAGAGTTATTTGATAGATATTGTACAAAGCATGGTTTATGTGATAATTGTAAGTATTTTAAGGACAAAAGAGTTACAGATACACATAGTTGTAATGAGGTTTATGCGGAAGATTATTATAAAAGGTATGGAAAGCAGAATTGACTAAAACTGAAAATTTGTAGGCGCATTGAACGTAGATCAAGGGGGAAATACATGACAGCAGAAGATAGAAAGAGAGAACTCGAATTATTAGAGAAGCATTTGAAAAAAACGAAAGAAGCACTGGAAAAGACACTTTCCGAAAAGGGTAGTGAATGTTATGTAGAGTTAGGAGCGGCAGAAGCCAATACAGATATAGCTTTGATCATATTGGAAGGATTATTAGGGTATGAAGCATAAGATTGGTAATCCAATTATATTTTTAGGAGGCAGAACATGGAACAGAGATGGATCCCGGTAACGGAGAGATTACCGGAAGAACCGGAAGAGAACATTTACTTTGAAGGAAAACGCCTGGAGTTGTATCTTGTAACGGAAAGGCGGGCAGCATATCCGTTCCGGGCAATCTGGAATGGAAAGGACTTTACAGATGGATTTAGCAAACTGGATGTTACAGCATGGATGCCATTACCAGATGCGTACAGGGAACCGGCAGCAGTCGGCCACAAGATATAGCAATCCGGGAACACAATATTTTGTATGGAAAGTGAGGAAAGACATGAGCAAAACATATTATAAGCCGCTTACACCAAAATTGAGAGAAGAAATTAATGATGCGATAGTTTCCAATATGGCAGAGTTACAAACTTGTCAAAGTAATGTATTTGTAAACGCGCAGATGATTGGATATGAAGCATTTAAAAATATCATCAATTCACTGCCAGACGGATATTTAATTCCATTTGAAAGAAGTGAGAAGTAACATGGAAAACAGATATTTATATCGTGCAAAACGACTTGATAACTGCAAATGGGTTATTGGATATTTATCATACCCGTGTTGCACGAAAAAAGGTGCTGAAAGTTATTATTTTTATGCAAAGGACATTTTGGGTTTTTATTGTCGTTGCATTGTAGATGCATCCACCATCTGCCAGTGTACGGGGCTTAAGGATAAGAATGGAGAATTGATTTGGGAGAATGATATTTGCTCCTATTACAATTTGGAAGATAAAGATGGTATAGGAATTATAAAAAGCGATTACGTTGTGTGGATGAAAGGCACTATATCTAAAAAAGAAAAAATGACACCATTATTTTATCTGCAATGTCATGATGAATGGGAAGTTATCGGGAACATATTTGACAACCCGGAACTGTTGGAGGTGTAAAATGGAGAGATTAACATATAGAATTGACAATATTCCAGATGGTGAGTCTGGCGTATGGGTAGAACAACATGATTATATATCAGCAGCAGAAAAATTAGCTGACTATGAGGATGCCGAGGAACAGGGACTATTTATTCGGTTGCCGTGCAAGGTTGGAGATACGGCATGGTATTTATCCAGAAGTGGCATACATGAGGTAGAAATTGATTCTTTTGTTGTTAACATAAACATATTTGTAAATGTATCTTATTACATCGGTTGTGAAAAGTTCGGAAAAACGCTGACACCATATAAAACATTATTTTTTAGTCGTGAAGAAGCCGAAGCCAAGTTGAAAGAAATGAGTTGTTTCCAAAACGGAAATAGCTGAAAGGAGTAGCCATGACGGAGAATGAAGTAATAGAAATAATTGGCAATATTCCGATTGATGGGAAAGACAAGTGCTATTCCATAGTGCAGTATCAGGAAGCAAAAACAGAAGCAATCGAAGCACTTGAAGAGGTTAAGCGGTATCGGACAATTGGCACACCGGAAGAATGCCAGACCGCAATGGAACTCTACAAGGAAATGCTTAAGCGGAAGTTTACGCTCGAAGCAGCAGAAGAGTACATGAAATTTGAGGACGAACTTGTGGGACATGGACTTACATTTGGTAATTTGCTTGAAATCATGGAGAAGAATACACCCCAAAAACCGAATTGTGAACAGGCTATAGATTGGAACAAAGAATAATAACAAAACGTCCTGCAGGGACGAATCCACAACAGAACGTTTGTTTGGGATAAACAAATAATACCATGACAGGAAATATATGTCAATGGTCTGTTACATAAAAATTGCGGTACACCCACCGACCAAAGTAGATTGTACCGCATCACGTCTAAGGATATTATAGCAGATGCGCTGTCCTTAGGCAAGAGAATGTGGAGGATGTCCTATGACAGCAAGATAGTGTCAAGTGATCTATGAAAAAATGAGCCAAAACAAAAAGGCTCGATTGAACCTTGAAAATTGCAGATATTTCAGTCAGAGATAGGTTTCCGCCACCCTTGACAGCACACAAAAGAACTGCTGTAGGTGATTCACCGACGGCGAAGAACTCAAGAACAGTTAGAGATTTTTCCGTCGTTTACAGCAGTGTAGCAGTTTTTTTGCGTGCCATCAAGGGCACAGCCGCTGGTGCGGTGGCTGGTTTATTACCTCTGGCTTGGAATCTAAGAACAGTTAGAGCCTTCGGCTGGCAGATTTAAAATTGTCTGCTGACCGAGAAAGATGAGTAACTGCCATTTGCCGGGCATGTTGTCTGCGTTGGTGAGCATATCAACCTTATTTAAAACCTGATACTTGTTGTGCTTATGTGGCCGCAGGAAGTTATAATAAGCAACCCATAAAGCTAAATCGTAGTTGGCACCATCATAGTTGTCAAATCCATTGGTTGGGCGATAAGAGGCTTTGTAGGTGCGGTTAAGGCGTTCGATCATCTGCTTGAAAGGGCGGAATTCTTTGGAAACTTCGTCATCATTGGTGAGACCGATTACCTGTGTGATGTTGAATGTAAAGGTATCTTTAAATCTTTGGGCAAACTCCATCGCTGCTAATGGATAAGCACTGTATCCATCTGCAATAAACTTAAAGTTTTTAGGAAGTTTATCGAAATGTCTGAAAGCCATTCTCATTGCGAGGATGCAGGGACCGACACTGCGGTTGTCGGATACCTGATAACCAATGATAGAGCGGCTTACAGCATCCATAATAAACCAGATGTATGCTTTGATACCACGAACCTTGATGTAGGTTTCATCGGCAGTCAATACTTTGCCTGGTTTGTAATCATAGTGATCAACGAATGGTTTGATACAGATGGAGGCTGTTTTGCAGTAGTTGGCTATCTGTTGATGTGAGATGTTGATGTTATAAAGATCTTTCAGTGCCTGCGAGGTTTTTCTTAAGGATAAACCAAGGTTGATGTGCAGGGTAAGACACAGAGACATCACATGGGCATTATGCTTTGAAAACTTCAGTGAAGAAGCATTCTTTGGAAGAGAGGTTAGGTCCATGGCGAAGAAATCCACAGTGAATTCACGGTAGATGTAATGGAGTTTATATTTGTTTTTGCCATAATCCTCAGCAAGGTCTTTCTGATCCACTTTTTTAAGATTGTGGAGATAGTAAGGACATTTTGGATTGACGCATTTATGTATGCGGAAGAACTTGCGGTCTTTTTTTGGAACGAGGGTATTTCTGCAGTGAGGGCAGGTAAGGCGAAAAGGTGTTGTAACGACTTCGCCGGAGCAGAAGGTCTGTCCACAGACTTTACACTGGTATTGACCGTTACCGCCATTATTGTCGTAAATGTAGTGATGTGGAGCCCCACATAAAGGGCAGACGGTATCTTCAGAAATGGATTTACCATTACGGCGCTGAACTGGTTTGACAGGCTTACCGTATTTCCACTGGTAGTACTCAAGAAGGAACTGCCAGTCCTGTTTGATAAAGGTTTTGATGACAGGAAGCTTATCGATTTTAAATTTTTGATATTTTGGAGAATGGGAATCATCAAAAGCCCACTGCTTGAGAGGAATATATCTGCAAATAAAATTTAAAAGCCAGCAGATTTGTTTATGTTGGTATTGAATGTAGTTAAGTAAATAAAGTATAATGTTCATGAGCATTGTCTCCTTTGGTTAGTGGAATTTTGGTCGAGGACATTATACCAAAAAAGGGAGGTCAATGCTCTTTTTATTTGAAACTCTCGAAAATAAAGGTTTTTAAAGAAAAAATAGGTAGTAAATTTGACACTACCGACAGCAAAAGAGAAGGTAAGAAATGACGTTTTGTTACAGATGAGGAACCATGTAGATGCAATGACGTTGGATGTATTGGAGGATGTGATTACCAAGGTCCTTGCAGGGGTTGAGGTTGTAGAGATCGAGAATCTTCCGGCAACAATAGACGATAGCAATGCTTATGTCTGGGAGCTGTTTATGCTAAAGAAAGCACCGAAGCTGTCTGAAAAGACCGTGAAGAGATACCAGGATATTGTAATGCGCTTTATAGATCAGTGCCATAAATCATTTCTGAAAGTGACTAGTATGGATGTAGAACTGTATCTGTCTAAGATCAGCAGAGACAATAATGAGACTTCACTGGATGGCCAGCGCCGGTGCTTATCCGCTTTCTTTACCTGGATGCGTAAATCACACCTGATCGTGGAAAATCCCTGTGATGCCATTGAACCGTATAAGACTATTGAGAAACCTATAGACCACATGGAGCCAGAAGAGGTAGAGCAGCTTAAGACTGGCTGTAAGAATAAGCGTGATCGGGCGTTGATCGAGTTCTTACGTTCTACGGCCGTGAGAGTCGGAGAGGCAGAACAGGTTAAGGTATGCGATATTGACTGGCGTACTGGTGAAGTGTCTGTATATGGAGAGAAGTCTAGGCGATACAGGACAGCGTTTTTGGATAGTGTAGCAATTAAGTATGTAACGGACTGGATCAAGACCCGTGGGATCCAGTTTAACAGTAAAGAGGCACTGTTTACGGCTATCAGGGGTGATAAGCACAAGGGTATTAACCGGCAGAGCATCCGATCATCTGTTTATGCGATCAAAAAGCGGGCACAGATGGAGCGGCGCGTGTATCCGCACCTGTTCCGTAAGACCACGGCCACCAATATAACCAAGAGAGGTGGATCCGTGCATGATGCCGGGGAGTACATAGGCCATAAGGACAACAGCACGGCTGCAAGATTTTATGCTTATGTAGGGAAAGACCACACAGAGGAAATTTTTAAAAAATACGTTGCAATCATTTAATGAATGTTCGGGACGGAGGGTTATTTTGGAAGAGCTGACAGAGATGGAAAAGAAAAAGGAATATCTTAAAAGTTATGAGAGAGCAGTGCGGCGAAGAGAAAGGGAATCAGAGAAAATTGAGGAATTGCGTATGGCGCAGATAATACCGGCACAAGGGAATGACGGAATGCCACATGCACATAATTGTACAGATCTTTCCGGATACGCAGCCATGCTTGACGAAGCAGAGAAACGGTATAAGAAAACCAGATATGAATGTGTCAGACTGTGTAAAGAGATTACTGATAAAATAGAACGGTTACAAAACGATGATGAAAAAGATGTTTTAATGTATCGCTATATCCGCAGAATGTCATGGGAGGATGTCTGTGTGAAATTGAAACATAGCTGGCAGCATACCCACCGTATTCATAAAAGGGCACTGGAAAATTTCAAGATGTGACTAAATGTGATTGAATGTGATTATTGGATAGTGATATGGTGTAAAAAGGAAAGAACAAATTAAGAGACATGGTAAAAGGACCGGCTCCGTGGGGATGGTCCTTTTTTCGTGCCTGCATGGAGGTGTGGGTATGGCCGGAGCAATGAATATAGTAATTGAAGGCTATGAAGATGTATTGAAACAGATTGACTCCATGCAGAAGGACTCTGCCAAGGTGATAAACAGAACTATCGGAGATTTTAAAACAAGAGGTCCAGGCTGGGTATCACAGGAAGTAGTCAGGGAATACAACATCAAAAAGAAGGATGTCAATGAAACGAAGAAGGGTGTTAAGAATGCTGGCAAGATCAGAGTTGGTGGAGTGAGTCTGGATAACATAGAAATTCAATATCAGGGAAGGTTACTGACACCGACACATTTTGACATGAAACCTACAGCACCTGTTCCCTGGTATGAGTGCTACCGTAACTATGAGCAGGCAAATACGGTAACCATGAAAGTATTCAAGAAGGAGCCAAGGAAGGCACTGGGACATAAGGTATTCCTTGCAAAGTCAGGGGGAGCAGGGACAACCTATATTCCATTCCAAAGGGTTGGAAGAAGGAGACTGCCGATCCGGTCCATTAAGACGGTGTCTGTTCCGCAGATGATAACGAATGAAACCGTGGAAGAGAACATCTATAAGAGAATCAGTGAGGAACTTGGCAAGAGATTGGATCATAATCTTAAGAGAATTTTAGGGAAGTAACAAATAACAAGTGTTATCTGTGAGGAAAAGGTACTGGGAAAGCCCCAAAATGCCTTACGGTGCTGGCGAGCCCAAAAAGCATCTAGTTACAGTACAAAAAAATTGATGCATTTCGTTACGCCATGGCATTTTAAATGTCATAGACAGGAAAATATCAGGGGCAAAAAGGAGTGCCTGTATGAGGCGAATACGAAGCTATATGAGGGTAATTGGTATGTGAGAGAAATAGAAGGGAGCGTATATTGTGGCTGATGCAAAGACAGAAAAGAACCTGCAGGATTCAAAAGTAATTGCGAAGTTGTTTCAGGTGACTGTGCGGCGCATCCAGCAGCTCACACAGGAAGGAATTCTTGAAACGGTAGAGATAAAACAGGGAAAACGTACGCTTAGAAGATATGATTTGATGCCTACTGTACAGGCATACATTAAATACCTTGGAGATAAGGCATACGGCAGGGAACAGAAGGAAAGTGTCGCAGACAAGGAAGAAGAGAAGCTGCAGGCAGAGGTTGACATGAAGAAAGCCAAAGCGAGGATTGCAGAACTTGAACTGGATGAACTGGAAGGCCGTATGCATACGGCAGATGATGTGGAGGCTATGACCACAGATCTGTGTCTGGCCGTAAGATCAGCGTTGTTGTCCATGCCGGGGCAGCTTGCAGTTGATGTGGCAGAATCAACCGATGCAGCAGAGATATCCGAAATCATAAAAGCAACAGTAAATGACATTCTGGATGAATTATCAAGATATGAATACGATCCGGATGAATATCGGCGCAGAGTAAGAGAAAGACAGGGATGGTTGGAAAACCGCTCCGCTGACGAAGATGACGACGAATAGAGATTTTTTAAAAGACCTCAATGCAACCGTCAAAAAGTCGACCTCCAACTTTAAACCTCCGGAACAGCTGACGGTTACAGAATGGTCGGATAAGTACCGGAGATTATCAGCAGAGAACAGCGCCGAGCCTGGTCGTTGGAGGACAAGCAGGACTCCATACCTGAAAGAGATCATGGATGCGTTCACGGATCCGAAGATACACAGGATTGCAGTAGTCGCATCATCACAGGTTGGAAAAACAGAATGTGAAATGAATATGCTGGGGTATGCGATCGACATCGATCCGGGACCGATCATGTTGGTTATGCCAACATTGGATAATGCGAAAGACTTCTCCAAAAGACGTATCGCACCGATGATCCGGGATACCAAGCCTTTGAGAGAAAAAATATCCAAGGCAAAGAGCAGGGACGGAGAAAACACCGTCCTTAAGAAAGCCTATCCCGGAGGAATGCTTACTATGACAGGAAGTAACTCACCGGCTTCCCTTGCTTCCGTACCTGCGCGCTATGTGTTTGGCGATGAAAGGGACAGATGGGCGAAGGATGCAGGCGGCGAAGGTGATCCATGGGGACTGGTAGAAGCCAGAACAACCACATTTTATAATTATAAGATGGTGGAGGTTTCCACTCCGACCATAAAAGGATACAGTGCGATAGAGTCCGCATTCAATACGGGCACCCAGGAATACTGGAGTGTCAAGTGTCCACATTGTGGAGAATATACTTTTATAAAATTTGATAATATTCGTTTTGAATTTCATACCAATAAGATCATGGGGGAGAAACAGTATATAGTAGACGATGTGCTGTATGCGTGTCCGGAGTGTGGTTGTGCATCCACAGAGCAGGAAATGAGGAAGCAGCCTAAAAAATGGATTGCAAAGAATCCGGAAGCATACAGGAATGGAGTCCGTTCCTTTTGGATCAATGCGTTTTCTTCACCATGGATGCCATGGAAGAAGCTGGTGCTTCGTTTTTTGGAATCCAAGGATGATCCGGAGAAGCTGAAGACAGTTTATAATACACTTTTCGGAGAACTTTGGGAAGACAGAGGGGATCTGGCAGACGAAGATGAAATGCTTGCAAGAAGGGAAGAATATAACGCAGATCTTCCTGATGGCGTATTGTGTCTGACCTGTGGAGTTGATACGCAGGATAACCGGTTGGAATATGAGGTTGTTGGTTATGGCCGGTTTGAAGAAAACTGGGGTATAGAAAAAGGTTACATTATGGGAAAACCTTCGGAACAGGATGTATGGGAGCGGTTAGATGGCATCATCGACCGTTCCTATTATTTGTTTGCGCGCCATGGGCGCGCTCTAACGGGTGTAAGTCCCGAACACGCCCGGATAGTGGGAAGTGTATAGCCGAACAGCAAGGGTGTCCATCGTGAGGTGGGATCTGAAGGAAGCTGTAAACAAATCCCTGGTCCGACGGACAGAAATCACATATAAGGCTAGGCTACGAGAGATAAGTTGGCAAATAGCAACGAAGTCTAATAACTATCACATTTGTAGTAGCAGAGTAAATGTGGCGGATATATGGGGAGAAAGAGCGTGCACCTTAAGCGTGGAGGTCTCACAGGGGTTCCATTAGCCCAGTAACAACGAACTGTGAGAAGTCAGCAGAGCCCATAGTAGTGAAGAAGTCTCTGTAATGGGGATGGAGCGAAGGGGCAAACAATCAATAAGTTTGAGTATGTCTCGCATTGCAGAAATGACAACATCTGCCGTAACCAATCGGGTAAAGGGTGGTCAAATCAAGCGAGGCGGAAAGGAAAGAACGCATGGACACAAGTAGTCTAATGGAGCAGATACTATCTAGCGATAATCTCAACATAGCATATCTGCAAGTCGTACGAAACAAAGGTGCAGAGGGAGTGGACGGAATGAAGTACACGGAACTTGGAGAACATCTTGCAAAGAACGGCGAAATCATCAAGGAACAGCTGAGAACAAGAAAATATAAACCTCAGCCAGTACGGAGAGTGGAGATACCAAAGCCTGATGGCGGTATCAGGAATCTAGGAGTACCAACAGTAACAGACAGATTCATACAACAAGCCATTGCACAGGTTTTAACACCAATCTATGAGGAACAGTTCCATGACCACAGTTATGGGTTTAGACCGAATAGATGTGCACAGCAGGCAATCCTAACAGCACTGGACATGATGAATGATGGTAATGACTGGATTGTAGATATTGACTTGGAAAAGTTCTTTGACACAGTAAATCATGACAAGCTTATGACTATCATAGGCAGAACTATTAAAGATGGAGATGTTATCTCTATTGTTAGAAAATACCTGGTCAGCGGAATCATGATTGATGATGAATATGAGGACTCTATTGTGGGAACACCACAAGGTGGAAATCTCTCACCACTGTTAGCAAACATAATGCTCAATGAACTTGATAAAGAAATGGAAAAGAGAGGGCTTAACTTTGTACGATATGCGGATGACTGTATTATCATGGTCGGAAGTGAAATGTCTGCGAATAGGGTTATGAGAAATATCTCACGATTCATTGAGGAGAAACTGGGGCTTAAGGTCAACATGACCAAGAGCAAGGTAGATAGACCACGAGGGTTAAAATATCTTGGGTTTGGATTTTATTTTGACCCAAGAGTACACCAGTTCAAAGCAAAGCCACACGCAAAATCAGTAGCGAAGTTTAAGAAGAGAATGAAAGAACTCACATGCCGTAGCTGGGGCGTTAGCAACAGCTACAAGGTGGAGAAATTAAATCAATTCATCAGAGGTTGGATAAATTACTTTAAAATTGGAAGTATGAAAACACTTTGTCGAGAATTAGATGGTAACATCAGATACAGACTTCGTATGTGCATTTGGAAACATTGGAAAACTCCACAAAACAGAGCAAAGAACCTTATGAAGCTAGATGTACCAAGATGGGCAGCATTTAAAATAGCGTATTGCGGAGACAGATATGCAAGACTCGCCCACAATGGATGGATACAAAAGGCTATAAGTACAAAGAGACTAACCTCATTTGGATTAGTCTCAATGTTAGATTACTACACCGAAAGGTGCGGTACTTGTTAAGTTGATTGAGCCGCCGTGTACCGAACGGTACGCACGGTGGTGTGAGAGGTCGGGAAAATTTATTTAATTTTCCCTCCTACTCGATTAAGAACGGAAAAGCCCTGAAAATATCTGTAACTTTCATAGATTCCGGCGGACACTACACGCAGGAGGTATACGAAGAATGCAACAAAAGGATAAATAAGCGTGTATTTGCAATCAAGGGTAAAGGCGGCGAAGGAATTCCATTTACCGGACCTCCCAGCAAAGTAAAAATAGTGAAGGATAACAAGGTTATCGGTAAGGCATGGTTATACATCCTGGGTGTAGATGCTGGAAAAGAACGTATCATGTCGGGACTTAAGGTACAATCTCCGGGAGCCCGGTATTCACATTTCCCAAGTAATGAGGGAAAAGGGTATGACAACCTTTACTTTTCCGGATTATTATCCGAAAAACTGACCTATGAAAATGGCAAATGGCGATGGAAGAAGCTCCCGGGACATAACCGGAATGAAGCATTGGACTGCAGAGACTATGCGAACGCAGCCTTTCGCGTTTTGAACCCGAACTTCGATGCGATTGAAGGAAAACTGAGAGGTTCACAGGAGACAAAGACGCAGGGGAAACCAAAGAAAAAGCAACAAAGAAGACGCAGTGATCTGTACAGGGATGATTGGTAATGAATAGAAAAACGCAACTATGCGGGAGGGAATGTAATGACCAGGGAACAGATACAGCGAAAGCTGGATAAGGTCAATGAACGCTTAGAGTATTATTACGAAAAGGAAAAGGCACTTCTGACAGAATCTGGTGTGCAGAGCTATACGATCGGCAGCAGGTCTGTAACAAGATATCAGTATTCTTCCAATATCAAGCAGCAGATTGAGGAACTGGAAACGCAGCGTGATGAACTGGAAAATATGCTGAATGGAAGCAAGAGAAGAAGAGCAGTAGGGGTAATACCTCGTGACTGGTAGGTATTGGCAGCTGCCGGAACCGGTGGTTGTTAATATATAAGGTGCGCTGTCTACCTTTCTGCGGCGCACCAATTGAAGAAAAGAGGTGAAAAAGTTGGATAATGACCGTATTGTTTATGGTTCTTACTCAAAGGGTTACGGAGAAGCAGGAGCAAGCACAAGGAAAAGAGCATTAAAAGGCTTCAATGCAATGTCCGGGAGCCCGAGGGAAGATATAGATTACAACAATTATACCCTTCGACAGAGGGGAAGGATGCTGTATATGTCAGCACCTATTGCCACGTCCGCAATTAAGACCAACCGAACCAATACAATCGGAATGGGGCTGAAGCTTAATCCAAGAGTTGACAGGGATATTCTTGGAATGACCGCTGATCAGGCGGAAGAATGGGAAAAAAAGACGAAAGCAGAGTTTGGATTATGGGCTAATAAGAAAAGAAATTGCGATGCAACAGGCATTAACAATTTTTATGAGATGCAGCAGCTGTGTTTTGTATCATGGCTGACATCAGGAGATGTTCTTATCCTGAAAAAGGATAAAGAAGTATTGAATTGTCCATACACACTGAAACTTATGGTAGTAGAGGCGGATCGATGCAGTACACCGGAAAGCAGTTATACACTTGGATTTAATCTTACAGATGGAATAAATCCGGATAATCATAACCTTATTTATGATGGAGTGGAAATTGACAATGATGGTGCAGTAGCAGCGTATCATATCCGGAACACCTATCCGTATGAAATAAAGTCCGAACCGACACAGTGGCAGAGAGTAACCGCATATGGAGAAAAGACGGGACTTCCGAATGTGATACACCTGATGAACTCGGAAAGACCGGATCAGTACCGGGGGGTTTCTTATCTGGCACCGGTCATTGAATATGTGCTTCAGATAAGGCGGTATACCGAGAGCGAATTAACCGCTGCCCTGGTAGAGTCATTCTTTACAGCATTTGTAAAGACCGATTCCGGTGATCCTACGGATATTCCGTTCAATGAAGTGGGGAGTGGTCAGCCGGAAGATGATAATGTAAGTTATGATCCGAATGAGTATGAGCTGGGACCGGGAACCGTAAATGTGATGAATCCAGGGGAAGATGTTGTGTTTGCTGATCCGAAACGTCCGGCAAACGGCTTTGACGGCTTTGTCAAAACGATTGCCAAGCAGATAGGTGCAGCTTTGGAAATTCCATATGATCTGCTTCTTAAGGAATTTAATTCAAGTTATTCCGCATCAAGAGCTGCCCTGTTGGAAGCGTGGAAGTCCTTTAAGATGTATCGCCAATGGTTTTCTACAGGCTTCTGCCAGCCGGTATATGAATTGTGGATGTGTGAAGCAGTAGCGCGAGGAAGAATTGCAGCTCCAGGATTCTGGAATGATCCGCTCATAAGAGAAGCATGGCTTAAAGCGGAATGGATCGGTCCGTCACAGGGACAGCTTGATCCTGTGAAAGAAGTCAATGCGGAGATACTGGCGGTTGCCAATGGATTTACTACGAATGAAGATGCAGCAGTTCGTTTAAATGGCAGTGACTGGAATTCCAATGTGGAGAAATTGGAGAGGGAAACAAGAAAGATACAATCATTAAAGCCGGCAGAGTCACAACCTGTTCCGGCAGATGATAACAACGATATTAATAAAGATAAGGAGGGAGAAAGGGATGATCAGGAATAGATATCCTTTCCGGAATGGTCCGGTACCGGTGCAATTGAACATTCCACCGGATATGAAACCATACAATATTGCTACGCTTGACGAGGAAGACAGCGTGGAAGTGAATATGTATGGTGAAGTCGTAAGCAAAAAGCCGACCAACTGGTGGACGGGTGAACCGGTTGAAGGACTGTTTATTGTATTGACGGATTTTCTGAATGATATGGAGAAAATCAAAGACAGGAAGAATGTTACGTTCCGCATCAACTCACCTGGTGGCGAAGTATTCGCCGGTGTAGCAATCTACAACAGAATGAAGGAGTTTACCGGGAAGGTCACAACAATAGTGGATGGCTTATGTGCGAGTGCAGCAAGTATTATCATGCAGGGAGCAAAGCCGGGAAACAGGAAGGTGTGCAATGGATCACTTACCATGATTCATGGTGCATCTTCCTTTTTGTTTGGATATTACAATGCAAAAGACATGAAAGAGTCCGTTAAGCAGATCAACGCCATAGATAAATCCATTGCTGAAATCTATGCAAAGGAAACGGGTACAGATGTGGAAACGGCTAAGATACTGATGAGCAATACCACATGGATGTCCGCGCAGGATGCCATTGATAAAGGCTTTGCGGATGAAATAGTGGATACCGGCAGTAAGGTAACAATGAGTATCAATTCTGCTAAGAATATCCTTACAGTAAATGGTGTACCAATGTCTGCAAGAGGGCTTGCCCTTCCTTCAGACATACCGGTAGTTGACGAGATAACCGCTGGCAAAGAGCCGGAAGTTATAGAAAATAATAATCCAATAGGAGGGAAAGAAAAGATGACTTTAAAAGAGTTAATGGAACAGGAACCTGATCTTGTAACACAGATTCAGAATGAAGCCAGACAGACGGCTCAGACAGAAAATCAGGCGGCGATTGACAAAGCACTTGATGATGAGCGCAAGAGACTGCAGTCAATTGATGAGATTGCCGGAAAGATCGGTGATCCGACTCTTGTTGACAAGGCAAAGTACGGAGAAGAAAAGATGTCCGCTGCGGATTTGGCACTGGAGGCACTCAAAGCACAGAAGGATGCAGGAGCGTCATTCTTAGATCGTGCAAAAGATGATACAAATAATTCCGGTGTTTCAGGAGTACATTCGGCACCAACAAACAGTAATCTTGATGATGCAGCGCAGGCGGCAGAAGATGTAAAAGCCGGTGCCAATCTGATTGCCGGTATTGTGGAAAATAAGTAAGGAGGAAAAGCAATGAATACAACAGGTAGAGAGAATGTAGGAGCGTGTGCTCCGGAGTTTTTATTTGCTTCCAGCAGATATCCGGTAAGCAAGGTGTTAATGCCTGTAGCATCCGGACAGGGAAAACTGAAAAGAGGTACAGCACTTGCCCTTAATACGGCTGGAAAGTGTGTAATTCTTGGTACAAAAGAGACAGTCAGTGAGAAGCAGGTATTAGCTGAAGCCGCATATATACTCGCAGAGGATGTAGATGCGACAGATACAGATGTGACGGTAGAAGTGTACAGATCCGGTCATTTCATTAAGAATGCACTTGTAGTCAAAGAAGATTATTCCATGACAGATGCCGATGTTGAGGCATTTCGTAAGGCTGGAATCATGCTTGACAATGGGATCGTAGAATAAGGAGGAAAAAGACATGCCTATTAATATTTATCAGACACAGACCTTAGTAACAGCAGCTCCGCTTGTTTTGAAGCGTCCTACTTTCTTAAGGGATCGTTATTTTGAGACAACAGACAATGACCTGTTTGTGACCGAGGATGTTCTTGTAGAGTACAAGGATGAACAGAACCGGAAACTGGCTCCCTGTGTTGTTCCGATGTCCGGCGGTATCGCTATGGATAGAAACGGATACAGGACAGAGAGATACACCCCTGCAAATGTAGCACCGAAGAGAACGTTATCTATTGCGGATCTTCAGAAGCGTGGCTTCGGAGAGACCGTATTTTCTCAGAAGAAACCGGCAGAGAGAGAAGCTGCATTGCTTCGTCAGGATATGATGGATCTGGGGGAGAGCATTGATTCCAGAGAGGAATGGATGGCGTCACAGGTGCTGTTCAATAATGGTTACACCATGAAGCATTACATTGACGATTATGGTGGAAGCAAATACCAGGAGTATGCCATCAAGTTTTATGATGAAGGCTCTAATCCGGCAGTGTATACCCCTTCTGCAGCATGGGGAACTTCTTCCAAGGCTATTATGGATGATTTATATGCGATTGCTCTTTTGCTTAAGAGACGTGGGTTAAAAGCATCTGATGTTATTTTTGGTGATAAGGTCGGAAGCGTAATCATCAATAATGAATACTTCCAGAAGCTGCTGGATAACCGGAGACTTGATCTCATGGCAATTAATCCGACAGAACTTCCGGAAGGTGTTGTTTATTATGGCCGTATGAATGTAAAAGGTGTAGCACTTGATCTGTTCTGTTATACAGAGACCTATACCGATGAACAGGGTACAACACAGACATTTGTTCCGGAGAATAAGATTGTGGTTACTGCTCCTAAGATGGGAAGTGCAAGGTATGGTGCAATCACTGTGCTTGAGAAGGATGATAACTTCTACACCTACACAGGAAAGCGTGTGCCTCATGTGGTTGCGGATCAGAAGTCTGGTGTTAAGGAGCTTTTCATTGAGTCCAAGCCTTTATTCACACCGAAATACAAGAACTCCGCAATCTCCGCTACTGTTCTGTTCTAGGACAGTAGCACCAAAATAGAAAGGGTAAAGATATGAGAAAGATCAATATTGTAGTAGGAACATATGGTTATCGCAAAAATGATACAGCACCGGTTGATTTGATTAATTCTGCAAGCGGTCCGATTGAAGTGGCTGATGAGGAAGCAGACCGCCTCATCGGGTTAGGAATTGCCAAAGAAGCAGATGAGCCTGTTGAGGAACCTGTGGAAGAAGATTGCACCGGACATTTGGATGCCAGATCACTGGAAAAATATGATCTTGCAGAATTAAAGGATCTTGCTGGTAAGATGGGCATTAAATTTAAGGGTAGAATCAGTAAAGCAGACCTGATCAAGCTGATTTCGGATGAAGAGGTAAAGTATCCGGAAGAAGATGATATGGAAGATGCAGACAATGAAGAGCCCCCGGTATTGGATGCGGCGGATCCTGAATAATGTCTGCCTTTAAAGATATGGTTGCAAAAGACAGGGATATCTTTCTTAACCTGGAGGAATTAGGAGAGGAACATGATGTCTCTGGCAGCACCATAACCTGTGTATTTGATGATAAAGCACTGCGGGAACGGCAGGGAGGCGCTGAGCTTGCAGTTGCGGAATCATCCATACTGCTATATGCCAGATGTGAAGATTTGCCGGGACGTAAAGGATTCGGCGCTGAATTAATGGTAGATGGCAGACCTTACTTCGTGAATACATGGGATGAGGATATGGGAATAGCAACCGTAACACTTAGTGCTACCATCAACGTGTAGGAGGGAGCAATGACAGTAGTTGATTCGGTAATTCAGATAAGCAAATGGTTGAATGAACATGTGTGTAAAGACCTGAAATTCAAGGTGCCGCCAAGGGATACGCAAAAGCCCATTAACGGGAAATATGAATATCAGGAGGTAACACCAAAAGCTTTTCCCATGTTCCTGCCAACAAGTGACAGGCTGCCACCCGGTATTATTTCGCCCATTCCTTCCATCTGCGTCCAGGTCGTAAGTGGTAAAGATAATAACATAGAAACAAGCCGGGAGTTGAATATGAACCTCGGCTTTTCCTGTTGGAATCCGGGATTGCATGCAAAGGATATTTATTATCCGGAAGGGACAAGACCGGATGTGCCGGAAGAATACAGAAGCACAGCGGATGGCTGGATGGATGTATGGAACTTCATCGATTATGCCTTAAGGCAGATTGAAATGGTTACGGAAATGAATGGTCTGGAAATAGTACAGTCGGTGCCGATCACGTATGGTCCGTATAAAGAACAGGATGCTGTGCCGGACTATTATCCTCACTGGTTTGCCTGGATCAATCTGACAGTGAAGTCACATTATATAAGAAATAATGTAGAAAACAAGTTTTACGAAGAATTTTTATAGGAGGAATGAAAAGTGGCAAATGAATATTTATATGGTGCCTACGGTCATTTAGGACAGACGATCGCACAGAGTGCTGTGCAGGCAGGTACAACGCCAGTATATGTTGGTACATTGCCGGTTAACCTGATTCGGGGCTTTGCAACTGCAGATATCATTAATTATCCGGTGAAACTCAGTAACCTTACCAATGCACAGCAGAAGGTAGGATATTCGGATAATTGGAACGCTTTCTCATTGTGTGAAGTGCTGGATGCACATTTTAACAACAGCAAGGGCAATATCGGACCTGTTTATGTGATTAATGTGCTGAATCCGGCAACACATAAGAAAGAAGAAAAGACAACCATGCAGCTTGCCTTCAGCAATGGTAAAGCAACCATTAAGAGCGACACCATCATCCTTGATTCGCTTGCAATTGAGGGTAAAGCAGAGGGTGTTGATTTTGCAATTGATTATAACTTCACCAAGGGAATGGTGACTATTTCCAGCGTTGGGGAAAAGATCACCGGAAGCGTAACCGCATCCTATGATGAGGTAGATACAAGCCTTGTTACAAATGAAGACATCATTGGAGGAGTTACAGCAAATGGTGAGTATACCGGATTAGGAGCGGTTGCCCTGGTATATCAGGAACATTTTGCTGTTTGTAATTTAATTGCAGCTCCGGGATGGAGCGAGGATCCGGAAGTGTATTCTGCCATGATTGCAGCAGCCACCCAGATCAATGGACACTGGGATGCGTTTGTGTGTGCGGATATTCCGCTTTCAAATGTGACGATTGCGTCAGCAGTTGCATGGAAGGAGAGTAATGGATACACAAATGAGCGCAGCAAAGTATTCTGGCCGATGGCAAAGGCAACATCAGGAAAAATCTATCATCTGTCTACGTTTGCAGTTGTGGAATTGATGAGAGCAGATTATTCACATGATACGACTCCGATGGAAACCTGTGGTAATAAAGCTATTCCGGTAGCGGGGCAGTATTTTGGGGAAAACTCAAAGAACCGGGGATTTGATCAGGTGCAAAGTAAGGAGTTAACATCAAATGGAATTTCTACCTGTGTATTCTGGGGCGGTAACTGGGTATTATGGGGAGATCACACAGCAGCCTATACCTACGGTGCAGATGTGGATCCGAGATGCATCTTTGATGTGTATATGAGAATGCTGTTCCATATTACCAATGGATTCCAGCGTGAGTGGGGAACTGAAATTGATAAGCCATTTTCAAAGCAGTTAAGAGATAGGATTATCAATAAGGAACAGGAAAAATTGGATTCTTATGTAGCAATCGGAGCATTGATCGGGGAGCCGAAGGTGTTGTTCCTGGAATCAAACAACAGTGAAACCGATATGATGAACGGCGATTTCCGTTGGGAAATTCCTGTCACACCTACACCGCCGCTTAAGAGCGCGACAGTTTATGTAGCATACACTGATGCAGGCTTTAGTGCTTACTTCAGTGAAGAAGAATAGGAGGCAGAGCGATGGGAACTGTATTAGATATCAATGGCCCGGTGAATGCAGATACGTCCTATGTGGATGGAGAACTGGTAGCAAGAAATACAGGTGTGACACTTCCAGAGGTTACACATGTCCTGGCTACCGTTAAATCGGCACTTGGAGAAATGGAAGTGCCGTTATATGGATTGGACGATTCCATGGAATCGACCATTAAGAAAGTTGGTGCAGATTATGGTCTTGCAAAAATCTGTGCAATGAAAAATAAAACCATTGAACACAGGTGGGCACAGCAGATCACCAAAGTAGATGGAGGAGAAGGCAAAGTGGTCGGATGCAAAGCCTTTTTAAGAGGTGTTCCGAAGGTGGCGGTTCCTTCCATCGAAGTGGAAACCGGTTCTGAGATAGAGCTCGAGATTCCATTCTCGATCAGTCGATATCAGTTATTTGTGGATGGCAAAGAAATTATACTGGTGGATAAGCTCGCCGGTATCTGCAGAATTAATGGCACGGACTACGCAGAACAGGTAAACAGTTTATTATAAAAGGCCAAGAAGTAAGGAAGGATGCATTTATGCACCCTTCCTTTTTTGAAAAAGAAAGGGAAAACGATGAAAGAATCTATTCATTTATCAAAAGCAATCGAGATCAACGGAAAACAGTATCAGAATCTGACATATGACTGGGATGAAATCACCCCTGGAATGTTTAACAGGGCATCAGCACTTGCATCAGCCGCGATAAGGACGGGAAATGCCAATATGAGCATCATGGAGCTGGATAGTGCACTCCATATGTATTTGGGAATGATGGCAATTATCGCAGTAAATCAGGAAATTGATGTTCAGGACCTCGAAAGAGTGAAGGGAATGGATGTAGTTAAAATTGTGAGGATTGGAAGAAATTTTATATCGAGGAGTGCGGTGGAAGACTTAGAGGAAAACAACTCAGACGAGCCGTCCGATGGTACTCCAGAACCTTCCACGCAAGTATCGGCGAAGTAGAAAAAATGCGTATGCGGGATTTCCTCACAGAGATCGGAGAAGCATACGAAGACATAAAAAAGGAACAGGATATGCGTCTGGCGGCAATGAAGGCAGGACGGAAAAAGGGTTCCGGAAGGAGGTAATGGATGGCTCGGAATCGGGAATTAGAGACTATTATAAAAATAGCCGGTTCAATAGATCCATCTCTCCAGAAATCATTACAAAGTGCAAAAAAAGAATTCGGTGGCTTAAAACTTGGAATGGCTGCCATTGGAACAGCAGCGGTTGCAGCAACCGCTGCTGTTGTTAAATTGGGCGTTGATGCTGTGAAATCGGCAGCGGCATTTGAGCAGCAGATGGCAAACGTAGCAACCCTGCTGGATGGAACAAAAGAGCAGGTGTCCAATCGTATCGGAGAACTGGGGGATGATGTACTTGCTGTATCGAATAAGACAGGAGTGGCAACAGATGAACTGACAGATGGTTTGTATCAGATCATATCTGCGGTTGGTGATAGTGAAGATGCCATAACGCAGATGGAACTGGCTGCCAAAGCTGCAAAGGCCGGAGGAGCAGAGACCACAGATGCGATCAATCTTCTTACTGCTGTTACAAAAGGGTACAACGATACATCGGGTGAAGCGTTCCAAAAGGCATCAGACCTGGCATTTGAGACGGTTAAATTAGGACAGACCTCTTTTCCGGAGCTGGCAAGCTCTATCGGTAAGGTAATTCCTCTTGCATCTGCACTGGGTGTGGAGCAGGAAGAATTGTTCGGATCGTTTGCGGCATTAACCGGTGTAACCGGATCGACAGCAGAAGTATCTACACAGATGAAAGCGGTGATGTCCGGATTAATGCAGCCGACACAACAGATGACAGATGCATTGAATGCGCTTGGATATGCAAATGCAGATGCTGCCTTGGAATCCTTGGGATTTAATGGTCTGCTGCAGTCATTAAAGAGCACTATGGGAGATGATGTGCAGGCAACCGCGAAACTGTTCTCATCGGTAGAAGCACAGACGGCTATCCTTGCATTGGCCGGAGCCCAGTCAGAAGATCTGACAAATAAAACGCTTGCAATGTATGATGCCCAGAACGCAACGGAGAAAGCGTTTGAAGCACAAACCGATACGCTGGAGTATACGATCCAGGTAATTAAGAATCTTGGAAAAAACTTCCTGACCAGCATTGGCCGTAAGATACTGCCTGTTGTTAAATCAGTAGCGGAACAGCTGTTACCTGCAATTGAAACAGGGTTGGATAATATCATGCCACTGTTTGATTCGATATATGCGGCGGCTTCTCCGCTTATTAATGTCATAGGTGATTATATAGCAACTATACTTCCAATCCTACAGGCTGAAATGGAGAGTATAAAAGGTGTATTCGGATTGATACAGCCAATCTTGGAAAATATCGGAACAAAACTGGGTCCGGTATTTCAGGAAATATTTACCAAGATAACTGAAGTGTTTCAGGATTTACAGCCGGTATTTGGGGATTTCATATCGAATTTATTTCCTGCAATTGGTGAGTGTATCGATGCGTTACTGCCAATCGTGGAAACGGTGTTATCTGTACTTAGCCCAATTCTTGATATGGTAGGACAGCTGGTGAAGTCATTGCTGCCAGCATTAACGAGTATTATCCAATTCCTTATGCCGGTAATTAAAGTGCTGGCATCGGTATTCTCTGAATATTTGGGAAATGCGATATCGTATATCATGCCAATTATACAGAATATAGTTAATGTATTTTCTGGCATTTGTGATTTCATAACAAATGTATTTGCTGGAAACTGGTCCGCAGCATGGGATAATGTGGTTAGTATTTTCCAAAATTACTTCCAGGCAATTGTAGGCTATGCGAAAGCACCGATTAATGCTGTTGTATCTATCATAAATGGTGTGATACAAGGGATCAATGAATGCGGCTTTACAATTCCGGATTGGGTTCCGGTAGTTGGCGGTAAAGATTTCAGGATAAACATTCCGAAAATTCCAATGTTTGCATCCGGTGGATTTACAAATGGTCCATCTGTTGCAGGTGAAGCCGGAACGGAAGCAGTTATCTCATTCGATAGCGCATATCGCAGTGAGAACTTAAGTTACTGGGCGAAGGCAGGAAGAATGCTGGGTGTGGATGACAGTCTGTTTACTGCTTTTGAAACGGGAAGCCGGAGCAATGGAGACAGCTTCAATTTTACCTTTGCACCACAGATTACCATCAATGGAACAGGAAACGCAAAAGAGGACATTATTCAGGCCCTTAAGGATGAGGAAGAGGAGTTTATGGATTTTGTGGAAGAACGTTTAAGATGGAGAGGAAGTGGAAGCTATGTCTATGGTTAATGGATATAAGGATTATATAACAAGGGCAGGCGATACTTTCGATCTGATTGCCATTGCGGCATATGATGAAGAAAAGATGGCATCCTATATTATTCAGGCGAATCCTCTCCATATGGATACACTTATATTCGGATCTGGAATAAAGCTGAAAATACCGGTACTTGATAAGAAGGAAACACCATCAACACTGCCGCCATGGAGGAGATAGTATGCAGCTTATATATGAAGGAACAGATATCTACAACGATATCTCGGTAAGTCAGTGCATATATGACTCCTATGGGGAACAGCGTTCTGATACATTGAAAGTGATTTTTAATGATACAAGAGATTTATGGGATGGCTGGAATCCACAAAAAGGAGATTCAATCAGGGCAATACTTGGAGCCTGCGATACCGGTGAAATGCATGTGGTATCTGTGAAACCTGAAAATGGTCTGATGTGTCTTAGGGCAAATTCGATTCCAGAAGATTATAACGACAGAAAAAATAAGTCATGGGAGGTTGTGACCTTTAAACAGATTTGTGCAGAGGTTGCAGACCGCCATGGCTTATCCTGTGAGTTTTATGGAGTCGATGATTACACTTATGAATATGTGAATCAGCAGAATCATGAAGATTTTGTGTTCTTAGAAGCGCGTTGTGTACTGGAGGGATGCGCATTTCTTGTGTATGATAATCGGCTGGTGGTTTATTCAGAAGCTTTTATGGAATCCGGTACACCGAAAGATGAGTTGATCATTTCGAATGATGTTAAATTTGATTATACCGATGACAGCAAGGAAGCATATGGAACCTGTATTGTGAAGAATGGGGCAGTAACAGGGATGCATTCTGTAGAAGGAACGACCAATAAGGTGTTGGAAAGAATACTTTCCGTTAAAATATCCAGTCAGGCAGAGGCAGACCGGTTTGCCAAGAATTTACTTCGGTTTGAAAATAAGAAGATGACCGGAGGCGTATGTTATTCAGATAAATATCTTCCAGGCTATGCAGCAGGTACACTGATTAATCTTACGACCGCAGGCGCAGCAAGCTGGAATGGACCAGTGATTATGACACATGTCAGACACGATATGCGAAAAGCAACAACGAAACTATTCTTCAGAAAGCCATTGGAGGGATACTGATGAGTTATATCGAAAAAGGAATTGTCCTGACGATAGAAGGCGATCCGGATAGAAACGAAAATTTAACAAAGGCGCGGGTTCAGAGCACGACAGCGGAAGGGACTACTACACTGCCGCTGACCATACCATGGTATCTTCGTGGTTCTATGGGAATGCTTGAAAAGGGTACAGAAGTAGTGTATGCACTGTTTGATGATGCAACGGGGGTGATTCTTTCAAGGATGGATGGAAACTGGGACGGAAGAATGGAAGAATCACAGTTATTCATTGATTTAATGGGTGAAACGGCAACGGTGCAGGGAAGCATGGAAATATCGGAGAATACGACAGTTGATAAATTAACTGGTAACCGTATTGTGGATTCCGGAGTGCGGCTTGCAACGCATACACATAGCATAGAAAGTGGCGGATCCAGTACGGGCAAACCGAATGGAGGTAGTCAGTCATGATAATGGCATATTGGAATGGAATGAGGTGGGAGGTCAGCGGTAGACAGATCGCCTATTTGGAATCCCTGACAACCGCATATTCCATTGATACGGATACGAATGCTGACAAGGAAGGGCAGAAGCCGACAGAAAGCGTAGGCGTAAGCCTTATGGAAGTGTCCTTTAATACAACATATCGAATTGAAACAGGAACACCGGATATCCGGAGTGTTCTGGAACAATGGAAAGCGATGATCGGGACAGCTGCACCGTTGATTATTGGTAATGCAATATTCGGTCCGGACAAGATGCAGCTGCAATCGGTCAATGTATCGAATGTAGAGCTGAGTCCGAAAGGGATCATAAGGGCTGCAACCTGTGCTTTCAAGTTGAAAGAGTTCTCCGAGGAAGCGGCAGGAACTAAGAAGCAAAGCAGCAGTTCGGAAACTACAACTGCCATAGCGGTAGGTGCGCAACAGTCTGATAAGGCAGCAAAGAAAACAGTATCTATCAATTAGGAGGTCTGTGATGAAATCAAGTGGAAATGGGGAGCCGATGCAGTGCGTTGGTAATCTTTTGCGTATTGTAAGAGGTGAATGTCCATATGACCGTATCAAGGGAATAGATCCTACGCTCATAGATCAGCCTACAGAGATTGCCGCACCTTTAATGCAGGCAGAAGCAAAGTGGCTGATTAAGACATATGAACCTCGCGTGAATTCAGATCGTGTGGATGTCAGTGCCATATCCGCACAGAATGGAAACTTTGCTCTTAATATGGATGCCACAGTAACGGGATAGGAGGTAGCAGATGGCTGATTTATCATTTTTAGAAACGGATTCAAACCGGATATATGAGGATGTGATATCTGCTCTGGAGGAATCCGTAAGAGAACCGTTATATCCGGGGGATGAGCGCCGAATATTTGGAGATGCACTGGTGGCTCTGTTTGTTTCTGTATATAACAAGGCAAATGATGCCTGTAAGCAGAAAATGTTGCAGTATGCAAGAGGTGAAGTCTTAGATGCAATAGGTGCACGGTATGGATGTACCAGAATAGCACCAACCATGGCCAAAACAGTTCTCCGCTTTTCAGTAAAAAGTCCATTGAATGGGAATATCCTGATCAGCGAGGGGACAAGGGTAACACCGGATAATGAAATTTATTTTAAGACAACAGAAAACGTGGTGCTGCAGGCGGGAAGATATGCAGTAACAGTAGATGCGGTCGCTTGTGAAACAGGGGCGAATTACAACGGGTACCAGGAGGGAACCTTAAATCAGTTGGTTGACCTGGTACCTTATATTGATGAAGTAACCAATACCGTTATGACCTACGATGGTGATAATGGAGAACCGTATCCGGAAGTGGATGGAGGAGCAGGGGATGATAATTACAGAGAACGTATCTATCTGGCACCTACTGCATTATCGGTAGCCGGTCCGCATGATGCCTATAGATATCATGCATTATCTGCAGACAGCAGCATAGCAGACGTAGCTGTAATCAGTGAGATAGAACCCAAAGCCAGGACCTTGCAGGTACATGGAGGATGTGCATTTTTAGGAGGTAAAAATTATCTGATAGAGACATTAGTGGTAAACGGGTTGAATCCTGAAAATGACTATCTGGTTACATATAAGGATGATCTTTTAATGATTACCCTTGTGGGAGATGCAGCAAGCCGTGAATCCATTGATCTTACCATCGATCGGGAAATGGCCGGAGAAGTCAAGATCGTTCCAATTCTTAACGGAGGTGGAATCCCGGATCCGGATATGCTAAAAAAGGTTAAAGAAGCATGCAGTGCAGATGATGTACGCCCCATGACGGATCTTGTTCTTGTAGAAGCCCCGGAGCAGGTAGGATATGACATTGATATCACATATTACACGACAGAAGAAACGGAATCTGATTGTATTGAAACAATAGAAGGTGCCGGAGGATCTGTTCAGCAGTTCATCGAATGGCAGGGAACCAGGCTCGGACGGGACATTAATCCGGATAAATTGAGAACATTATGCCTGGTACCGGGTACCGGCACCGGATGTAAGAGAATTGCCGTAAATGCACCGGTGTTTACCGCACTCAGAGAAACGCAGATTGCTGTGTATTCAGGGAAACTTACTGTGAATCATGTCGTAGAGGATGAATAGATATGAAGATTAATGATATGGATTTTATACAGCTCATGCCCGCTTTCATGAAAGAGGATGAAGCTGTACAAGGGTTATCGGAAGGTGTCAACCGGGTAACGGAGGAACTGGCAGATAAAATCAAGCTATTCAGCACATGGAATCAGATCGACAATATGACCGATGCGGAGCTTGATATGCTGGCCGAAGAACTTCATATATCCTGGTACGATAAGGCAGCAGCGATTGAGGTAAAGCGTGGACTTATCAAGAATTCGGATATGGTTCATTCAAAGATGGGGACCAATTGGGCGGTGCAGAATGTAATTGAGACTTACTTCGGTTCAGGAGAGATTGAGGATTGGTTTGATTATGAAGGAGAACCGCACCATTTCAGGGTTATAACAGAGAATCAAAGCATTACAGCGGGAGCCTCTGCCAAATTTTTGAGTGTTCTTGAAAAGGTAAAGCGTAAGAGCGCATTCCTGGATGGAATAGAGGTGGTTGCGGATGGAGAGTGCAATATTCATGTTTTTTTACTAAGCTGCGAGAGAGAAACGATAACCTCTAATGTTATATTTCAGAATTCTCATAAAAATCTGTCCGGATATACGCATAAACAATTAAGTGCGAAAACCCATAAGGAGTTAGGAGGTATGAAGTAAAATGCCAAAGACTACAAAAAAATATGGATTCATCCAGCCGGAGGTATATGAGAACTATGATATCCAGGTACAGAATCAGAATATGAGCAGGATCGAAGAGGAACTTTCCAAGCGTAAGGAATATGATCCTGATGAGATGTCTGCGGAAGATGTTCTTAAGGCTTCTGTGAAATATACAGATGAAAAAATAAAGGAGCTGATCGGAACAGCTCCGGAGGCTCTCGATACCATATATGAACTGGCATCAGCAATCAAAGATAATGAAGATCTGCTGGAAATCATTAAGAAAGCAGTAGAGGAAAGTGCAAAAAAGGAAGAACTGACAGCTCATGAGAATGATGAGACCGTTCATGTGACCGAACAGGAAAGAAAATCATGGAATGACAGTAATTCGAAGAAGCATGACCATGATAATAAATCAATCTTAGATATTATTACGCAGTCGCTTGTTACAGCATGGAATGATGCAGTGGATCATATAACGGATGGAATAAGACACGTTACTTCCCAGGATAAAGAATTGTGGAATAAGGTATCTGATAAAGCAGATGCGGATAGCGTGCCTACTAAAGTCAGCGAACTGGAAAATGATAGTAATTATCTGACTGGAGAAAAAATTGAAGAATTTGGATATACCTCAAATACAGGCACTCTTACAGAAATTAAAATGAACGGAGAGAGCAAAGGCACTTCCGGTGTTGTCGATCTTGGAACGATTCTTACAGGTGGTGAGCAGACAATGGTGTCTGCAGATGATGGGGGTTCTAATGTATATACGTTTTCTGATGGATCTACAATCATTGTTAAGAATGGATCCAAAGGTAGTAAAGGTGATACAGGATCTGCGGGGACCAATGGAGCGGCCGGAACGAGAGGATCCGTGATTAACTCCGGGACAGCGATAACCGGAACGTCCACAACAGCAACCGCATTTTCGGGATCCGGCCTTGCATCATCCATGGTAAACGATTTATACATTAATACATCTACATTCAATGTATATAAGTGTACGGTGGCAGGAAATGCCGCTACAGCAAAGTGGGTGTATGTAGGATGTATTAAAGGAGCCACAGGAAGTAATGGTACAAATGCAACAACCACGGCTGTTGCATCGACAAGCGCGAATGGCCTTATGTCGAAAGAGGATAAGGTTAAACTTAATAATATAGAAACTAAAATGAAAACGGCAGTCTTTTTTGTTAAGAAATAAGTAATTGCTGGAAAGATAGAATCATTCCTCTTTAGAGGCGTGGTTCTATTTTTTTATAGAAAAATAAAAAGGAGGGAAAATATGGCATCATTTAATGATTACCTTACAGCAGATGGTCAGAAGATTTTGGCATTGATGACTAAAGGTGCCAGGGTGACATTCACTAAAGTGGTGCTGGGTGATGGAATTAAGAAGGATGGTGTGTCGGAAGTTGATATTAAGGAAGTAATTAATCCGGTTATTACCTTAAACATTGACTCGGTTACGAAGTCAGCTGACAACAAAGTGACTATCCGATCTGTTTTTTCCAATGCCCAGACAACGAGACCTTTTTTTATGAGAGAAAAAGGCGTGTATGCTACCACGGATGGAACGGACGAATGTCTTGTGTTCTATGCAAATAATGGTGCACTGGCAGAGTATATTGATGTTGCCAAGACGCAACTGATCGAGAAGATTATTCGAACGATCATAGCTTTTTCAGAGTCGGATAATATCAAGATCACGTTAACCGGCTCTGGTGGAACACCGCCAACAATTGATAGTGATTCAGATTCCATTGATGATTTTATTAAGGATGAATTACACGATGACATTGAACCGGGAACAACGATCATCATAAACAATAATGGTGATAAGAACATCTATATGTATATTGGTGGCGATCCGTTCGATGTGAATAATTACCTGCAGGTATATGGAACCAAGGCAATGGTTGTTATGCATGAATACATTCCGGTTTCCAAGCGGATTAAAGGAAGCTTGTATCTGCAGCTGGGTAAGACAAGGCGATTAATCGTTAAGGTTTTTCGCAAGTTTTACAAGCGACTTCCACAAGAGACAGATACAGAGGACACACTGCTTTTCAAGCAGACAGACACAAAAACAACAAATGCGGATGATGGCAATAAATACAGATTCTTATGTAAAAATCTTTCCGTCTTGCAGCAGGGGGAAACTCCTGAACGCTTAGAAGGGAAGTTTTATTTTATTGCGGATCCAAAAGAATAAGAAGGAAAGAGAGGAAAATGATATGTCGGATATTTATAAAGGAGAGTTACAGGACTACGAAGGAAATACTATATACCCTCATTCAGAGGCTGATGTTATCTTCTGTACAGATGGAGAAACAGCACAGACTAAGCTGAACAAATATGAGGAAGCACTTGGAAAAGTAACGGGTGTAACAGATTCACCGGAAGTTGATGATTCAAAGATTCTGGTGTCGGCTAAAGCGTTACATGAAGTAAACAGTAGTTTGAATTGGAAATAATTGGCACAGCAACTGGAACTCAGTCTATAGCCGTTGATAGTACTAAATATAATGAACTTAATGTTATTGTGTGTACGGGGGCTCATGCTTGTTACTCATTCTCAATTCCATCTATATATCTTGATGAAACTATTTTTAATTTTATAAATGGTTACTTTGCTTATGATAACTATATGGGAATGATAACGTTAAGTGCAGATAAAACAAAAATAATGCTTGAATCTGTTTGGCAAGGTGGACAAAATATCGCCAATACTTGTATTACAAAAGTATATGCTAGATGATTATTCTTTCTATTGGTGACACTAATCTTCAATCATAAAAGCTGTACATGTATAACCCTGTCCATACGTCCATCCATAAGGTAATCCTGTACTCATAATTACCTTATTGCCGGATATACGAAAACCTATACTAAAACTGTTTATACCCTTATCCCCTGAGGACATGTAGCCATATACACTGGAGACAGATAAAACTCCATCAACACGTTCAAGTTTATCAAAAATCCATGTTGGGTTTGGAGATGGATTTGTAGTTCTACTTGGATATAATGTTAAAGTTTGAGTTTTAATTTTATGGTTACTATGAAAAGGGATGAATGTATCAGCACCTCGTTGTGGATCTGTGTTCACACCATATTTACCGTCATGGTAGTCCATACAAAGCTGGTTGCCATTGGCAGTCAAACTACTGTTTAGATTGGAACGAATAAGTATGTAAAAACAAAAAAATGAGAACCGAAACTCTTATAAATTCGGAGAAAGGAAACAAAAATGGAAAAAATAAAATTTAAAAATGGAACCAGCTTGAAATTACATAATATTTCAAGTACTGGTTCATCCCTTACATTTGCAGTATTAGATGATGCAAAAAAAGGTCTTGAAGAAATTTGTAAGCTAGAGGAAAACACAGAGGTAATCAAATATATTTCTGTGAATGATGCTGGTGATGAAACAACATTGAAAGGGTATGCTGGTTATACAAAACTTGCATCCATGAAAACTGAATATGGAGTAGTGACAAATATTGACTATGAAACCACAGATGATACCACAGAAAGCGGATTCACCGAGGAGGTTCATGATGTGACAACGGTTGTCCTTAATAAACCTTCTAAAGTAGAGAGTGATATTGCGGAAATCCAGGAGTCACAGAAACTTCAGGATGGAGCTATTGAAGAGTTGGCCGAAGTTGTAAGCGAAATGGCAGGAAGTGAGGTTGCTGAATAATGGTTAAATATTATGTGTCAAAGATTCAGAATGGCGAGATTAATCCTAAGACAGATGCAGCGTGGCAGATCGAAGATGTCCCTAAGTTGTGGAGAAAAAAGGTAGAAGCAGAATTGAATAAGCAATAATGAAGCAGCTACAAGGCTGTTTTTTTTATTGGAAAATTATGAGTTCGAACAGAACTTAAGAGCCAGTAGAGAACGCTCTTTACTGGCTCC